CCCAAAAAATGCCCCGCGGGGATATTTGACACAACAATTCGACTTTCCTGCCGCTTGAAAGAGTCCTAGAGTCAGACACCGTAGGACTAGGGCGCACGATCTGAACGTGGATAGTGCTCTAGGCCTCTTTCAAGCAGTAGGAATCCTTAAACCACTCGGCAGCGTGTCAGTTATTACCAGACACAACAATTGCTTAGGTCTCAGAGCGCTAATGGCTGGCTCATACCTGACACGCTACCGAGCGGTTTAAACTCCGCGATGGGTGAACCTTGAAATTTGAACGGGTTCTACAATGGTTTGTCGCGCAAACCACCCATCCAAAATTTGGTGGAGGTTCCGAGCAGGTACAAGGGCATGTCCTTACAGTGCTGCTAGGGAGTCGACTGGCAAATCCAATCGTGAAACTCTGTAGATTGGAATGACTTCGCCTTTTTGGAACTTAAGAACGAGGCGACGCTACGCGCCTACTCCATCACTAACCCACCCCGAAGTACCTGGGAACTCCTGCTCAAGTACTTCGGGGTGTTCCACTTTGTCCACGGGATCTCCGTGAGAACGTATCAGATACCCCCAACATGTGGGGCTTATCTACCACACTCCTTTCAAGAGCGTCCCTGTCGGGTCGTTAGGGTGTCTGATACGTTCTCAAGGAGATTCCGTGGAACAAGGATTAACAGTTTTGTCCTATGCCCACATTTGTGTCCAAGTTTTAACTGGCCACTCGTTAAACATGTAAGGAGGAGGTTATGGTCGATGCAATTAACTTCTTGATTTACCCCGAAATCGATAACGAACATAACTTCCCCGTTGAAGTTCGACAAGCTTTGTTCAACTCGAATGAGTTCAGTGATACACTAGTTGATTACGAACGAAATCACAAGAGCGTGTACAATGTTTTGGACTTTGGCGCTGTTCGAGACGGCGTTAGTGACTGTGCCCCAGCGTTTAATCAAGCCATCCAAACGGCTAATGACGCAGGTGGAGGAACTGTATTAGTTCCACCAGGAGCATACACGGTGCATTCCCCTATCGGAAACAATGCCGCTTACATTCGTCACGTATCTCTTCAAGGTACCGTTCCTAGACGAGTTCGCTGGAATTTTGGCGATGGTGCACTAGACCCTCAGGGTAAACCTTGGGTTGCTGGTGCGCACATTCGTGCCGCAGGAAACCATCCAGTACTTAGCGGTCTTTGGGATAATTCTGAGATTTCTGGTTTGGCTTTTGATGCCGATATGCGAGGTAGTGCCGCAGTTAAAGCACACTTCTCGAAGACTAGGTTCGCTTGGAACGAGGTTCTCGGTTGGTCTGGCTACGGAATGCTCATGAATAATGGCGATCTGACCGACGACCTCGGATTCCTTAACCATCTTGAGTACAACAACATCTCGGATACTGGTGAAGAAGTCGGCGTAGGCCTTCAGTTAGAATACCGAATCATTGATTCCTGGATCGCTAGAAATAACATCGAATCTTATGGAACTGACATCCAGATTAACTCTGGTGGTCCATTCCGAATTATTGAAAACCACCTTAATGGTAACCGATCGCCTCTTCACAACATCCTCATCAACGGTGGTGTTCGTGAGTGCGTTATTCAGGGAAACATTCTGGAAGGATCCCGCCAAGAAGCCATCAAATACGTAGCTCCTGGTTGGTTAACCTCTCCGGAACGTGCCTCGATTTCGGTAGTCAGTAACATCGTTCGTCAGAACAATCAAGAGGGTGGTAAACCCACTTTTGGATTCTATGGTGCGACTGGTAACGCGGGTTTCTATGCTGAAGGTTTGACCGTAATGGGTAACGTGATCACTACTGATTATCAGCCGACACACGTCATGGAGCTTACTAAGTTTCGAGACGTTAGCGCTATGGGTAACTATTGGCGGACCGGTCATTCCAATGCTTTGGCTCCAGTAAAAGCCATCAACTGCTCAAATGTCGAAGTAATCGGCAATCATGGCGACAACGTCATCGTAACAGCTTAAGGAGGTGAACTATGGCGGCCCCTAAAAAGGCTAGACAGGTCAATGACTCAGAGATTGAGACAGAAGACCGACTAGCTACTCCCCGCCTCGCTCCGGCTACTTCGCCTGAAGCACGAGAGAACCAACTGATCGCTCTGGCTTATGATCTAGCAGAGAAACAGTTCATTGAGGGAACGGCGTCGTCACAGGTTATCTCGCACTTTCTTAAGATGGGCTCTAGTCGCGAACGAGTTGAACAACTCAAGATCCGTGGCGAGGTTCGACTCAACGATACCAAGATCGAGAACATGGAATCTGGTGCTCGAACTGAAGAACTTTACTCTAAGGCCATGAAGGCCATGAGTGTCTATTCAGGACAGGAGCAAACCGAAGATGATTAGGACTTATTCGCAGCTAAGGTCGCTCACCACATTCCGGGATCGATTCGAATACCTGAAACTCACAGGAACTGTCGGTTCTCCGACATTCGATGAGCAAAGGTACTTGAATCAGCAATTCTATAGATCCCGAGAATGGCAGCAAATTCGTCATATCGTCATCGCAAGAGACGAAGGTTCAGATCTAGGTATTCCGGGCTATGAGATCTTCGATCGTCCAATAGTCCACCACATGAATCCCATGATAGCCGACGATATTGTACACAGTAACGACGACATCCTCAATCCTGAGTACCTTATCCTTGTCTCTCATGAGACTCACAATGCTATTCACTATGGTGACGCTAATCGACTTCCTAGAACGTTGATCGAGCGTCATCCCGGTGATACAAAGCTCTGGTAAACCACAACAAAGGAGATCGAATGGCACCTCTGCCCATTACCGGTATCAACGAACAGTACAATGCTGTTTACTTCACCGCTGGTCCTACCGAAAAGGACGGCATTGTCATTCACTGGTGGGGTCTTCCCCAGGGCCAGGGTATCGACAGCGTTCGAACCACTTTCGGAAACGGTGGTCGCCAGGCATCTGCGCACTTTGGTGCTACGGATGGCCAGGTCGACTGCTATGTCAACCCTGATGACGTCGCTTGGGCGAATGGCAACTGGGCCGCGAACCTCTCCAAGATCTCGATCGAGTGTAACCCTCGGCAGAGTGACGGCGATTACTACGCTGCAGCTTGGACGATTGCTTACATTCGTTCAATCTATGGCGACCTTCCTTTGTCTCGTCACTGGGACTACTACCCTACGCAGTGCTGTGGTACCTACGATCTGAATCGCTTGGATCAGCTGGCCTACGACATTGCGGCTCTCGGTATCGGGTCCAATCCTCCGGCAACTCCTGCTGCACCTGTGGTTCCTGCTCCCGCAGCTCCCGCAACGCAGACGAAGTCCATCGATCAGCTGGCGCAGGAAGTGATTGCCGGCGCTTATGGCACGGGGGATGCTCGTCGTGCTGCTCTTGGTGGTCAGTACGCCGCGGTTCAGGCACGAGTCAACGAGATCCTTTCCGGATCCTCCAACCCGAAGCCTCAGCCGGACATCAATGCTCTTGTCGATGCGGTTCTCCGCGGAGAGTACGGCAATGGTGACCAGCGAATCACGGCTCTCGGCAACCAGTACCAGGCTGTTCAAAATGAGATCAATCGGCGTGCCGGAATCTCTGCACCTGTGACGGTTCCTTCAGCTCCGAACATCGAGGACTTGGTTCGTCGAACCTTGGCTGGAGAATTTGGCAACGGTGATGACCGTGTTCGTGCTCTTGGAGCCAACTACACAGCCGTTCAGGCTGAGATCAACCGCCGTTACGCATGACCTTTACATCTGAGAAGGCGATGGGACTCTTCCTCCGAGCCCTCGCCTTCTCGATGGTGTGCGGAATCGTCGGCTACATAGTGTACGTACTCATTGCGTGGGTTATGGCGCTGATGATGATCACTCAGTTCGTCTTCGGGACAACGTCCGGGAGTCCCTGGTGAGTAATACGGACAGCATCCTCGATACTACCAAGAAGTTGTTGGGATTCGAAAGCGACTACACTGCTTTCGACCTCGACATCATCACGCACATCAACTCAGTCTTCACGACTCTTCAGTCTCTCGGTGTTGGCCCTGAAGAGGGTTTCATGATCACTGACAAAGAGGCTGTATGGGACGAGTTTACTGGTCTCGATATGATTAACTCAGTCAAGAGCTACATCTTTATGCGAGTTCGGTTGATGTTCGATCCACCTACCACCTCATTCCATCTCGAATCGCTTAACAAGATGGCGCAAGAGATTGAATGGCGCCTAAGTGCACAGGCAGAGGAGGTGAACAACACATGGCAAACGATAACGCCCACGATTTCCTCGAACATTATGGGATCAAAGGAATGAAATGGGGCAAACGAAAAGCCTCAGCCGATGTTGAAAAGGCTACTGTGTCGGCCAATGGTAAGGACATCGACGCTGGACCCACAAAGTCTAGTATTGACGCTGTAACTGTTGGTGGATACAAATCCCGAGTAGCTGTCGGAGGTATTGATGCTCTCTCAACAAAGGAGCTTCAGACTCTTGTCACTCGGCAAAACCTGGAACAGCAGTACGCAAAGCTGAATCCAGAACCAATCAGTGCCGGACAGAAATTCATGACTGAAACTCTGCCCACAATCATGTCTGTTGCTGGAACAGCCAAGACTGCGTATGACGTATTCTATCCGGCTAAAGAACCACCGCCTCCCAGCACTGATCTTCGGATCGTTTCTGGTAAACAGAAAGCTGGAGACATGGTTCTGCACCTGGGTAAGCAGCTGGTCAAGGAACATGGCGCGACCGTTGGCAAGATGGTTATAGAATCCATGTTATCTAAGAAGTAAGAAAGGAGGATCGGCGATGGGCCTATCTAACACCGCAACCCCGTATTACTACGGCAAGTTTCGTGACGCGGTAATTCGAGGTGAGATTCCAGTCAATAAAGAAGTCTCGCTTGAGATGAACCGCATTGATGATCTCATCGCCGATCCTCGTTACTACTACGATGATCTCGCTATCAACGGTTGGATTCAGTACTGTGAAAACGAGCTGACTCTTACCGATGGTACCGATCTAATCTTGCTGGACTCCTTTAAGCTTTGGGGAGAACAGATCTTTGGTTGGTATGAGTTCGTAAACCGTACAGTTCCCGAGGTTACGCCCAATGGAACTCGTTATGTGAAGAAGCGAATCAAGAAACGACTAATCACAAAGCAATACTTGATCGTTGCCCGAGGAGCAGCGAAGTCTATGTACGCTGAATGCATTCAGAGTTACTTCTTGAATGTCAACACTAAGACTTCGCATCAGATCACTACCGCGCCTACCATGAAGCAGGCCGAAGAGGTCATGTCTCCATTCAGGACGGCCATCACGCGTTCTCGTGGACCGCTCTTTCAGTTCCTAACTGAGGGCTCACTACAGAACACGTCAGGCTCTAAGGCCAACCGGGTGAAACTCGCCTCTACTAAGAAGGGGATTGAGAACTTCCTCACCGGTTCTATCCTTGAGATTCGCCCAATGTCGATCAACAAGCTCCAGGGGTTGCGACCCTTTGTGTCTACTGTTGATGAGTGGCTCTCCGGAGACATTCGTGAAGACGTAGTTGGTGCAATTGAGCAGGGTGCGTCTAAGTTGGATGACTACCTCATCGTTGCGATCAGTTCCGAAGGCACCGTCCGTAATGGCTCCGGCGACACAATCAAAATGGAGCTCCAGGACATCCTTAAGGGTGACTATGTCAACCCTCACGTTTCGATTTGGCATTACCGTCTCGATTCATTGGAGGAAGTCAATGATCCTGCCATGTGGGAAAAAGCCCAGCCTAATATTGGTAAGACCGTCACCTTTGATACTTACCAGCAAGATGTTGAACGAGCTGAGAAAGCACCAGCAGCGCGGAACGATATCTTGGCTAAGCGCTTCGGAATTCCCATGGAAGGCTATACGTACTTCTTCACCTATGAAGAGACAATACCTAAGCGTTTTCGCACATTCAAGGGGCTACCTTGTTCTATGGGAGCCGACCTCTCACAGGGTGATGACTTCTGTGCCTTCACTTTCTTGTTTCCAAAACCTAATGGAGAATTCGGAGTAAAGACCCGAAGCTACATTACCGAGAACACACTCATGAAACTTCCTGGCGCTATGCGCATGAAGTATCAAGAGTTCCGTGATGAGAAGACTCTTCACGTTCTCAACGGTACCGTTCTGGACATGATGGAAGTCTACGAGGATCTCGATGATCACATCCAAGAGAACGCGTACGATGTTCGTTCCTTCGGTTACGACCCGTATAACGCCACTGAGTTTGTAGCACGTTGGGAAGCTGAGAATGGTCCTTATGGGATTGTCAAAGTAATCCAGGGTGCCCGGACCGAATCAGTACCTCTCGGCGAGCTGAAGAAGCTGTCCGAAGATGAGATGCTGCTTTTCGACCAGGCTCTGATGTCCTTTGCCATGGGTAACGCGATTACTATCGAAGACACCAATGGTAACCGAAAGCTTCTTAAGAAGCGGCAGGATCAGAAGATTGATAATGTCGCGGCCATGATGGACGCATACGTCGCATACAAGGCCAGCAAGGAGGCATTCGAATGACAGAAGTTGACAACTTCCTGTCGCACTACGGTGTGAAAGGTATGAAGTGGGGTATTACTAAAGATCACCACCGCGAGTATCAGGAAGTCGCAACAAAGGATACAGCTAACAATATTGCCAAACGTCAAATGGCGAATGTCAACATGGTTCGCTACATGGCTAAGGGTCGTGGTATTCAGGAACGTCAGAAATTTGATGAGGACTGGTACAACAAACTCTCTACTGGCAAAGAGTACATCGCTAAAGGTCATGACCTGAGTCGAGTGGTTAAAGGGGTAGATAGTAACGCTCTTAGTGGTGGTTATATGTATGTATCTCAGTTGAAATCCGACCATGATATGTATACCGCCACAATCCCTGCTTTTACCAACGGATTCAAAGCCGGTAAAAAGCAATACCACAGCGCCTATCAGGTTTCCTTGGAGACGAAGAAGAAACTGGCTATGCCATCAGCTAAAGAACGTGTCGACACATTTATCGAGACGCTTCAGACAAAGGATGGTAAACAGTGGCTTGCCGACAATGGTTACAAGGGTGAGATTAACGAACTTAATGCCAAGCAAGTTGGACTGAAGTATTACCAAAAGTTCAACAAATATGCTGGTAATAAGGATGTCAAACTCAACAACCTGTACTTCAACACCGTTAAATCCAAGGGCTACGATGCGTTGATCGACGACAACGATGCCGGAATTTGGAGCAAGAAACCGACCATTCTTCTGAACCCCAAGGGCTCAGTTAAGATCACCAATGTTCGTCAGCTCTCGGCAGCAGAAATTAACGAAGCTCAGCGCAAAGTGATGAAGCTCCGAGAATACAATACCGACAAACAGATGGGAATCCGATGAGTGAGGTAGACGATTTCCTTATGCACTACGGTGTGAAAGGAATGAAGTGGGGTAAACGTCGATCAAGCGATGACTCTGGCGAACCTAAAACTCCAATGTCTCGTGAGAAGAAGATCGCAATTGCAGTTGGTGTTGGAACGACAGTAGCCATCGGTGCTGCAATAGCGTACAACATGCTTAGTGACAAACCGATTAAAGTTCCCAACTTTCCAGCAAAGACTGTTGCGGAACTCCCGGTTCAAACGCTAACCACCAACCGAACAATGTTGGCCGGCAAAGCTAACTTGATCTTCAGTGCAGCAGCGATGCAGCAACCAGTTCCACCAGCTCCTAAACGAGGTTTGGTGGACAAGGCAAAAGAGAAGGGCTTTAACGTAGCTAAAGAAGCTGCGGTAAAGAAGCTTCAGAACACGTCATATGATGATTTCATCGGAACGCCTAAGCCACGAAATGGGATCCTGGCTAAGGCTAAAGGTGCTGTGGATGATAAAGCTAACGAGGTCATCATCAAGAAGATTGCTGCCGCAGCTACTGCTAAAGCTGCCAAAATCGATGCTGCTAAAAAGAAGAAAGAGTAAGACATGACAACTGAGGTAGACAACTACCTTGAGCACTACGGTGTGAAGGGTATGAAGTGGGGTAAGAAGAGCTCATCGAGTTCCTCTTCATCTTCTTCTGAGGGCCAGCCCAAATCCAAGAAAGAGCTTCGTGCTCTTGACCGCGCTAATCGAAAAGCCATCCGAGAAAAAGCTCGTAAAGAGTGGGATGACGACATTGTAAAGGCTCGTGGAGAACTTGATGGTAAAGCTGAAAAGCTTCGCGAAGCTGCCAAGCAGTACAAGGTCGACAAAACCACCATGGGTAAAGTAGCTGCCAAGCATATTCTTCGGGACCATGAGGACGACTTCATCGAAACCTGGAATAAGGCGAACCTGACTACTACCAAAGAAGCTAATCGACAATTGATTGGTGCCGCTGGAGCTATTGTTCTTTCGGCCGTCGTTGTTGGCGCTACTTCGAGGTGATTGTGGACGAGGTCGATGATTTTCTCATGCACTACGGTGTTAAAGGAATGAAGTGGGGTAAGCGATCCTCTCGCCCATCCACAACTCCTCGAAGCACAGAACGAGCCGCAGCCAAAGATGCTAAAGAAGCAGCTCTGGCAAAAATGTATTACGGTGAAGGCGCGGGTACTCGACGCAAACTCATCAAGAATACTGTCGAAGCTCGTAAGAAGAATGACCCCGCTTATGCCGAGGCTTATGATCGTCACTATGGCAATCAGAACATGGACAAGGTCACTAACAAGGCGGTTAAACAGCGTAAGCGAACCGACCGAGTTAACGCCACTGTGAAAACCGGAAAGGGTGTTCGACATATCCTTAACGGAAACTCACAGTATGCCAATGCTACTGCGGCTATTCTCGTTGGTGGTGCCTTGTACGCGCACAAGAAGGGTATCGATAAGATGCTTCTCGATAAGGGAAAGACTCTTCTCAATTCGCCCGAGTTCAAGAAGACCTCTGGAGATATCTTCGATCAAATCAAGAACTTCAAAGGCTAATGTCCGAATCCCATCTGAACAAAGAGAGGAGGTGACTAATGGGACTAAAAGACACACTTATCCACGCATGGAACGTCTTCGCAAAACCTGATGAACCATACGGTTCTGGTACTAGCTTTCAGAGAGGCAGCGTCTCCTACGGTTCGACACCGCCACAACGACAGCGGACACGGGTATCGAATGACCGTTCCATCATCTCATCGATTTACACTCGACTCAGCATCGACGTTTCTCAAGTTGATATCACGCATATCAAGATTGACCAGAATGGTCGGTACAAAGAGACTATCAACAGTTTCTTGAATGAGTGCTTAACGCTGGATGCCAATATGGACCAGTCAGCAATTGCTTTCAAACAGGACATGGCTATGACTTTGTTCGAAGAAGGCGTTATTGCGATTGTACCGGTTGAAACTGACATCAATCCTGAAGTATCTATGGCATTCGACATTAAAGAACTTCAGATCGGTAAGATTGTGGAGTGGTACCCGAACCGGGTAAAGATCTCCGTCTATGACCAGGATACTGGTAAGCGCGAAGAAGTAGTCATGCTTAAGAAGAGTGTGGCTATCGTTGAGAACCCGCTGTATTCAGTGATGAACCAACCTAACGGAACACTTCAGCGTTTGATTCGAAAATTGAGTCTTCTTGACTCGATCGATGAAGCCGCTGGTTCTGGAAAGCTTGACCTCATCATCCAGCTTCCGTACGTAATTAAGTCGGAAGCTCGACGACAGCAGGCTAACAACCGTCGTGCGGACATTGAGGATCAGCTCAAGAATGGTAAGTATGGTATCGCCTACACAGATGGTACCGAACGAATCACTCAGTTGAACCGACCCGCTGAGAACAACATGTTGGCACAGATTGAGAAGCTTGAAAGCTCGCTCTACAGCCAGCTTGGTCTCACTGCGGGAGTCTTTGATGGAACTGCTAGTGAAGCAGAGATGCTGAACTACAACAACCGAACCATCAAACCGATTCTCAAGGCAGTCACCCAGGAGATGACTCGAAAGTTTCTCTCCAAGACAGCTCGGGCTAAGTCGTACGGTCACCAAATCGCGTTCAATGTGGATGCTTTCAGCTTGATGCCGGTCAGCGCGATTGCGGAGCTCGGCGACAAGTTCATTCGTAACAAGATCATGACTCCAAACGAAATTCGTGGAATTCTTGGTATGAAGCCAGCAGATGATGAGTCTGCTGACAAGTTGAACAACCCGAACATGCCGAACGAAGATCCACCAAACGGTCCGGCAACTCCACCAGATCCCAATCCACCGGCAGCAACTTAAGAAAGGAAGTGAAACTTCAAAATGGCAGAACCAGATTTCAGTGGCTGGGCCACTAAGAATGGGCTTAAGTGCTCCGATGGTAGGACTATCATGAATGGTGCTTTTAAGCACCAGGACAAGATGAAGGTGCCTCTCGTATGGCAGCACCGTCACGATGATCCGACTCTCATTCTTGGACATGCAATTTTGTCTCACCGAGAAGAGGGCGTGTACGCACACGCTTACTTCAACAACAGCCCCAAGGCTCTCGAAGCCAAGGAAGCTGTTCGACATGGAGACGTTGAGTCCCTGTCAATCTACGCCAACAAGCTTCAGGAAACCGACAAGATGGTTCGCCACGGCGACATCAAGGAAGTTAGCCTGGTACTTGCGGGAGCAAACCCTGGTGCGCTCATCGAAAATGTCTACATTCGACATGGCGATGGACCAGTAGAAACGCTTGAGGGCGAAGCCATCATGTACTTCGACCAGGGCATCAGCATCGTTCACTCGGACGAGTCTGAGGATGACGACGAAATCTCCCACGAAGAGATTCAGAACTTCATTACGGAATTGGAAGATGACCAGAAAGAAGTAGTACATTCACTGCTTCACTCGGCTCTTACCGGTACCGAAAGTGACCTGGATCCCGAACGTGTTCAGGAGATCTTCCACTCATTCGACGGGGATCAGGAAGAAATCTTCCAGTCACTCATCAGTGACGCCCTCGAACAAGCATCACTCAACCACACAGAAGGGGGCACCATGCCCGATCTCGCACACGCCGACGGCAAGACGGTCAAGGAAGTCCTCGACTCGTTCTCCGAAGAGCAGGAAAACGTCCTGTACTTCCTCATCGGTAAGGCCGTCGAAGACGCCAAATCCGAAGGCGGCTCCGCAAAGCACGCCGATATCGATCCCGATGTTCTCGCTCACGCAATCCAGGAAGGCCTCGCCACCATGCCCCGTATCTTCGAAACCGCCGAAAAGGCCGAGGGTAAGACTCTCTCTCACGACCAGCTCTCCACCATCTTCTCCGCCGCTCAGAAGGGCAACGGCGCCGAGTCCTTCAAGGAAGTCTTCCTGGAGCACGCCGGCACCTACGGCATCGATGACATCGAGTACCTCTTCCCGGACGCCAAGGCAATCTCCAACACCCCGGAGTTCATTTCCCGTCGCATGGAATGGGTCTCCGAGGTCCTCACTGGCACGAAGCACTCCCCCATCGCTCGCATCAAGACCGTCCACGCCGACATCACGGCTGATGAAGCGCGAGCTCGTGGTTACGTCAAGGGCAACCTGAAGAAGGAAGAGGTCTTCAAGCTCCTGAAGCGCAAGACCGAACCCACCACCATCTACAAGAAGCAGAAGCTGGACCGCGATGACATCCTCGACATCACGGACCTCGACGTTGTTGCTTGGTTGAAGGCCGAAATGCGCCTCATGCTTGACGAGGAAGTTGCACGTGCAATTCTCGTTGGCGACGGCCGCGAAGTTGAGTCCGAGGACAAGGTTGACGAAGAGCGTCTCCGTCCCATCGCTACCGATGACGACATGTACGCCCACAAGGTCACCCTGGTCACCAACTCCTCGGTGCAGCAGAAGATGGACCTGATCGTTCGCTCCATGGACGCCTACAAGGGCTCCGGCTCGCCTGTCATGTTCACCACTCGTGGATTCGTCAGCGACATGCTGCTGGAACGCGATCGTCAGGGCCGCAAGCTCTACAACACTCGCGCTGAGGTTGCGGCGACCCTCCAGGTCTCCAAGATCATCGACGTCGAGGTTCTGGAACAGCACCCCGAAATCGTTGCGATCATCGTCAACCTCTCTGACTACACCGTTGGTGCAGACAAGGGCGCAGCTCTCGGCATGTTCGAGGACTTCGACATCGATTACAACCAGCACAAGTACCTGATGGAAACCCGCATCTCCGGTGCTCTGACCAAGGCCAAGTCGGCCATCGTCATCAAGCGCGAGGTCGGCATCGTGGTTACTCCGGTTAGCCCGTCCTTCAACTCCGCTACCAATGAAGTAACCTACCCGGCCACCCCGGCTGGCGTCGTCTACCGAGTTGACGGCGTTCCGGTCTCCGGCACCGACGTGATCACCACGACCACTGAGATCGACGCTACTCCGGCTACCGGCTACTCGTTCCCGTCCAACGTGAACAAGAGCTGGACCTTCGTTCCTTCCGCAGAGTAATTCAAAATGGCACGTTTCTACGGAGCGATTGGGTACGCCCCAGCTAACGTGGAGACGGCGCCAGGAGTGTGGGATGACGTCATCGTTGAACGAAAGTACTTCGGTGACGTCATCCGCAACACTCGTAGGTTGGAAGGTGGGGATCAAGTCAACAACGACATCACGGTAGGCAATTCGATTAGTATTGTCGCGGATGATGACGCTCTTGGCGGATTCTTTAACATGCGTTACGTGAATTGGATGGGGACTAACTGGATTATCTCAGACATTGAGGTTCAGAGTCCCCGTCTTATTCTTCGTTTGGGAGGTGTTTACAATGGACCGACGCCTCCAACTGCATGAGAAGCTTTTAGCTATCGTGCCGAACGTTTACTTTCAGCAGCCGCCGTCTAAAGGTATGACGTATCCGTGCATCGTCTACAAACGAGACGCGGATTCAACCAACCATGCGAATAACTCGGTGTATCGAAGTAAAAAGCGGTATCAAGTGGAAGTCATTGACCGGAATCCTGATAGTGAGATTCCTGATGCGGTTTCCAAACTTCCCTATTGTAGCTTCGCCAGGTTCTTTGTCGTTGACAACTTGAATCACGATGTCTATAACCTCTATTTCTGAAAGGAATACCCATGGTAGCACTTATCTGGGATAAAGTCGGAGAGAAGATCTTCGAAGCTGGCGTCGAAAAGGGTGTTCTGTACAAGCAGAATGCTCAGGGCGTCTATGACAAGGGCTTTGCCTGGAACGGTCTGGTCTCGGTCAACGAGTCCCCCTCCGGCGCAGAAGCCAACAAGCAGTACGCCAACAACAAGGTGTATGCAAACATCACTTCTGCCGAAGAGTTCTCCGGTTCTCTGGAGGCCTTCACTTACCCGAAGGCATTCGCCGAGTGCGATGGCTACGCCGAACTGACTGATGGTGTTTCCATCGGCCAGCAGCGTCGCGTTCCCTTCGGTTTGGCCTACAAGACCAAGATCGGTAACGACATTGCCGAACTGGATCTGGGCTACAAGCTCCACCTCGTTTACGGTGCAAAGGCCGCTCCTTCTGAGCGTAACTACACCACGATCAACGAGTCCCCGGAAGCAATGACGATGAGCTGGGAGCTCACCACGGAACCCGTTGAGGTTCCCGGAAAGCGCCCGACGGCAACACTTGTTGTTGATTCCACTCAGGTCAGCGCCGCAAAGCTTGCTGATCTGGAGAACATCCTGTACGGCACCGCTGGCACCGAACCTCGTCTGCCTTTGCCGGCTGAAGTTGCATCGATCCTGGGTACTACCCTTACGGTCACCGCACTTCCGACGGCACCGTCGTACAACTCGACCACCAAGGTACTCACAATCCCGACTATCACGGGTGTCGAATACTACATCGATGGGGCCAAGAAGGCCAACGGCTCGACCGTTACCCTCACTAAGAACACGATGGTCGTTGCCCAGCCGGCTCCGACCTACAAGTTCCCGGACCCGTCCGACAACGACTGGCTCATCACGTTCTAGTCAAACCAAGAAAGGAGATCAGGGAATGCTTAAAATTACCATTCCAGGCATTGAAAGCTGGGACAATCAGAACCAAGAGTTCGTGTATTCAGACGAAGTGGAACTGGAGCTTGAGCATTCCCTGGTCTCTCTTTCAAAATGGGAAGAAGAATTCGAGAAACCATTCCTCTCGGAAACTCCCAAAACATCGGAAGAGACACTTGCATACTTCCGACACATGACTTTGACTCCGGATATTGCTCCGGAAGTTTACGATCGTCTCACCAATGCAAATGTTGAGGCTGTAAACGAATACATTGGTGCCAAAAGGACCGCGACCTGGTTCAATGAAGCCAAGAACAAGCGTCCTCCGACTCGTAAGGAAACTGTCACATCGGAGATCATCTACAACTGGATGCTCGATCTGAAGATTCCTTTCGACCGTGAGACTTGGCACCTAAACAAACTTATTACCCTTATAAAGGTTCGTAACGAGAAGAATGCTCCGAACCAAAAGCGTAATAAGATGACTCCGCGAGAAATCGCACAACGAAACCGTGAGCTGAACGAACAGCGTTTGGCAAAGCTCGGAACTACAGGCTAGAAAGGAGACAGCAATGACTACACTAACTTGGGACGTAGTTGGTGAACGCTTCTATGAAGCTGGTACTGACCGTGGAGTCCTATACCTTGACGGTGTAGGACATGCTTGGAACGGACTAGTCTCAGTCGAGCAGTCTCCTTCTGGTGGAGAACCGGAAACCTACTACCAAGACGGATTACCTTACGTTTCGGCATCTGCCGCTGAGGAATTCAAAGGTAGTATCGAGGCTTATACATACCCTAATGCTTTTGCTGCTTGTGATGGTTCACAAGAGATAGCACAAGGTCTGTACATTAGTCAACAGGATCGTAAACCATTCGGACTGACATATCGAACGCTTATCGGTAATGACGTTCAAGAGTTGGAACATGGTTACAAGATCCACATTCTTTACAATTGCATGGTATCACCTACTACTCGGGCATATTCGACCATGGGTGATAATACTGATGCGTCGACCTTCAATTGGAAGATTACTACTCGACCAGTAAAGTTCGAAGATCCCGCATTCGGCATAAAGTACGGTGCTCATCTAACTCTCGATTCCCGAGAAGTATATCCTTGGGCAATGGCTGCTGTAGAGGCGGTTCTTTATGGAACTGATACTACTGAGCCAAGACTCCCCACTCCTCAGGAACTGTTGGATCTATTCGTCGACAATGCGTTGTTGAAAATCACCGATAATGGTGATGGATCCTGGACAGCTGAAGGTCCTGACTCGATCATATCCATGCTCACTAGCGATCAGTTCCAAATTAACTGGCCGTCAGCAGTGGTTCTCGATGCAAATACTTATCAGCTAAGCTCACTTTAGAAAGGAGTCCGTATGGCTACCATAATCACATACAATCCCACTCGAACGCTTGCAATCGAACAAAAGACTGTCGTGGACGGTAGTGTTAACGGTTCGGGCGACCTTATTCTGGAGTATCGCGATGGTACAACATTCAATGGCGGAAAAGTCCAAGCACCAAAAGGACCTACGGGCACTAGTCGACCAGTTCCTGCGGCGCAGATCATGCTTTATGCTGGCACCACTCCTCCTGATGGCTGGATGTTCTGTGATGGAGCAGCCGTCTCCAGGACCAACTTCCCAGATCTCTTTTCTGTCTTGGGGACCGTGTATGGCGCTGGAGATGGTTCAACAACTTTCAATCTTCCTAACCTAAAAGGTCGCGTACCTGTAGGATTTGATAGTACTCAAACTGAGTTCGAACAGCTCGGTCGACTTGGTGGCGCGAAAAGGCATACCTTGACGGTTGCAGAACTTCCATCACACCAACACAGTGTTCTTGGATATTCAGGTAAGGACAATGAGGACTTCACCGGTAGTGGTGGTCGATTTAATGCCTCTGATGCAACAGTGATCAACTATGATATGACGACGTCCTCGATAGTAACTGATGGTTCGCATAACAACCTTCAGCCATACACAACAATGCCCTACATTATTGCTCTTGGCATTCCAGGTGCGAGTGGTGGAGGGTCCACACGGACTCGGCGTAACACTAGTGGGCAACGAGGAACAACAGCTCAACGCGATGCTCTCTTTGGTGTGCCATCTACTGATTCTGAGCGTGGATATTTGGCTAATCTTCGACCGGTTTGGTTCAACACACAAACCGGCTGGTCGGAAAGCTATTACGCTGTAACAGGTGCTCCATTTCTAGTTGCACCAGGTCTAGTCGCCGGGGCTACTCCAGGATGGTATCCGATAGGTGAAGGTCCGTCCATTATTCTGGAATCTACCGGTGCTACTTGGGTAGATTGGAATACGTCTATCGGTGGATTGGCTATTAAACAGCGTAAAGGTGGAGCTGCTTGGTTCACTTACAATAACTCAATGATTCAGATCCTCAAGCATGGTCGCTACGATATTCGAGCATGGACTGAAATGCTTGAAGGAACTGGTGCACCAGAGTTCTTGCTCAGAGTTCTTGGAAGTAATGGCAGCACCATCGTGAATGAAGTTGGTGGTGGAGGAGTTCTCAAGAACTCGACATATCGAATTCGACCACACCACGAATTTTACGATCTCATAGTATTACCGAACAATCAAGTCTCTTACCGACTTCAACAGGGAACCATGGCTCCTACTGGGGGTATGACTCTGCATTCGGTTGGTAGTGCTCAAGGTGTTGGCGGACAAATATCAGTTCGCTACGTCGGACCACCACTAGTTGCAGAACATTAAGAAAGGAGGAGTCTATTGGCTTCAGTATCAGGCTTTACTGCCGAACGATTGCAGATCATCGAAAAAACTACGGTTGTCGGCGGCAACGTTAACGCAATAGGTAACCTTATCCTCAACACTCGTGAAGGCGCTCAGCTGGATGCGGGTTCGGTCATCGGCCTTAAAGGTGATGTAGGACCTGAACGTCCACAAGTTGCTGGCGTTATCAGCATATTTGGTGGTACAGTACCTCCTCCGGGATGGATGCTCTGTGATGGTGCAGCGATTTCTCGCACAACCTTTGCTGATCTATTTGCGTCAATCGGAACGGCTTATGGTGCTGGCAACGGAACAACCACGTTCAACATTCCCGATTTTCGTGGACGAGTGGCGGTAGGTTATGACGCTACACAGACTGAGTTCGACAATCTCGGTGAAAAGGGTGGTGCTAAAACACACACTCTGACCACTGCAGAAATGCCGACACACAACCACACTATTAAGGGATACCAAGGAGTCGATAACAAAGACTTCTCAGGTACAAATGGTGCATTTGCCGCAGCTGACGCCGCAACGGCTGTGTATGATCAAATGACGGGTTATGCCGGTGGAGGAGCAGCACACAATAACCTGCAACCTTACAGCGTAGCACAGTACATCATTTCCATCGGTAACATTGCCGCAGCTGTTGAAACCGCAGAAACATATGTTGGTCGAGGAACTACCGCTGACCGCAATCTTTTCTTCGGTACTCCAGCTACTGATGCTGCTCGTGTAGCTCTCGCAAATCGTCAAATCATTTGGTTCAACTCCGACCTTGGTTGGGAAGAGTCATATTATGCGACTGAAGGTAAAACAGGGTTGCTAGTGCCAGGTCTGCGGCAGCCTCACGCCTCTGGATGGTATCCAACAGGTCCTGGTCCTATGGTGCTTCTTGAACCATCAACATTTTCGGCGCAAACAGCCAATAGCTGGGTTAAAGGTTGGGGTACTCCTGTTCGCAGGCGTGGAGGAACCGATTGGTTCGTATCCACTGACGGTCGTGTAATCGAGTTCCGTAAAGCTGGTCGCTACGATATCCGAGCTTGGACTGTTCAACAGACCGGCGCAGGTACTGCAAACTACAGTCTGCGTTTGGTCGAAAACAATGGTACTACTGTTGTTCGAACTGTGGATGGTAACGGATTCCCTCTGAACTCTTCGTTGTACACCCGAGTTCATTCCGAGATGGATGACACGATCGCAGATGTAGGGCAAAAAGTAGGCCTATATTTGGATGCTGGAACTCTTGATCTGCACGTTAGTGGTATTGCCCCTCGCGGACAGTTCATCGTTCGTTATATTGGTCCCCCACTTGTAAGTGATTAAGGAAAATCATGACTCTCGTCCGCACGCTACAAACGCGCCCTAATCCGAACGGTACACGCCGTCCGCTTGAGGGCTTTTTCATTTGGACTCCCACAGAGCGACGCATTATCTCCGGGTCTCCCGATGAGGTAGTGCAGCCTGCGGGATTCGCTGTCGAACTGAAAGCTGGTGCTTTCGAAGTAGACGTTGCTGCCACTGGTACTGACTGGGTGTGGCGTGTGGACGAGAGGCTTGCAGGTCTTCGTACCAAAACTTCATACGTAGTAGTACCCGAGGAAGGACCGATCGATTTCACAGATCTCGTACCAGTCAACGTTTCCTCACTCAAACCCAGTTCCGTACCAGATCATATTTGGTACGTCTACACCGATCACCTTGCGGAACAAGCTCGTCTCGCTAAAGAAGCTGCACAAGCTTCTGAGGATGCTGCGGTTGAAGCTGTTGACAGTGCTGCCGTATCCGCTACTTTGGCTGACGAGCGAGCTGATTCAGCAGGTCAAAGCGCATTTAATGCAGCTGCCTCTGCTGCTGCGGCACTGGGTAACAAAAATGCTGCGGCTAATTCGGAAGCACACGCTGTCGAGGCTGCCTCAGCTGCTTATGAGTCTGAAGTTGCCGCAGAACTTGCCATGACTGCCGCTCAACAAGCTCGATCTGGTGTTGAAGCAGTTAGAGATGATGCTGAGCTCATTGAGCTCAATCAAATCCATTCGGGGACCATTAACAACAATGGTGATCTTATTCTCACAAAGCGTGACGGTACGACCATCAATGCTGGACGAGTCGTAAGTAGACTCACCGTCGGTACTGTTACTACTGGCCCGTGACATCTCTATTTTTAAGGACTAAACATGGTAAACACACCAGATGATCCGAATCAGGCGCAAGCCTGGATCTCAGGAACACCTCCTGATCAGACTATCGACTTTTATATTCCTCGTGGTAATACTGGTCCTCGTGGTCCGGTAGGTCCTATCGGTCCTTCGCTCGCTGTTGGATCAGTAGCAACGGTTACTGGTCCTGCCGCTCCGGGAACCATCGGACCTACAGGTCTTACAGGTCCAAAGGGTGATCCGGGTGGAATTGTTACGCCCACCCCTCTAGTAGCGGGTACTGACTGGAACACACTACTTACTTCGGGACTGTTCTCCGCTACAGGTAGTGACATGGCTGGTATGCCTAACAGTGCGCCTTCTATGGCTATAGGCGTAAACATGATGATTCAGGCACGATCAGCATCTGTTGTTACTCAACTTGTATGGACTGTTAGTAACGCACACAGTCAGATTCAGTTTCAGCGCTCTTTTGTATCGGGTACTTGGGGACCATGGAAAGTGTTCCGAAACACTACTATCGATAATACTTCTGGTAGGGCTATTTATGTGTGGGACGAAACGGCAAACCGTTCTCAGCTATTGTATGGCGATACCGGTTGGCGCAGTATTACATCTAATTTGATCAATGGTTGGATCGGCAACAACGTCAAACTTCGTCGTTACGGAAGCAGGGTTACGTTTACAGCCTACGCACTCGACGGTTCGGCAAAAACAGCCAATCAGTTTTATGCAGTACCCGTTGGTTATCGACCACAGGGGAACACGTACGTTGCTGCATACAGTAGCTCGGCTAATGGACTTACTTACGTCACAATATCTGCATCAGATGGTTTATTGGGACTTCCGGCTGCAATAAACGCACTTGGCGGATCAGCATATTCCGAAGTGTCATGGGAGACCACAGATATATGGCCTACAACTCTACCCGGTACAGCTTTCGCCAATATTCCTAATCTTTAAGGAGGCCTTAGATGGCGCAAACACCAGATGATCCAACTAAGGCTCAAGTTTGGATCACAAAAGGAATCGATGATCTCGATTTCGAGTTCTATTTTCCGCAAGGCCCTAAAGGTGATCCTGGCGGAATAGTTCAAGGTACAGTCCTGAACGCTGACACCAACATGAACGAGATCCTTGCTGACGGTCGCTATCGAGTAGCCGGTGTAACCCTGGTTAACGGTCCTCCCGCTGCTCAGATGTACGGATCGTTCGATGTCATATCCTCTCAGGGTTCCGCTCGAATAATCCAAACTTTCTATCCACAAGCATCTGGTGAGGGTGGACGTGTAATTTATCAGCGAATTCTTGCTGGTGGAGTCTGGTATGGATGGTACGCATTCAACAGTACACGTGTGAGTAACGTTGCTGGTCGAGCATTCTATCAATGGGACAATGTTGCTGGTAGAGATCAGTTGATTTATGGCGATACAGGTGTTCGCACCCTAGCCTTAGATAACAACTATTTGGGTACCTTGCAGATCCGACGCTTGGGCAATCAGGTTTACCTAAGTGGTGCAGTTAAGCGACCGGTTGGAGGTTCAATCAACGGCACATTCCTTACTGCACTTCCAGACGGTTTTAAACCTCAAACGGCAGCATGGACTTTCTTCCCGGTCCGTCATTCACCTACTCCTAACTGGGGAACACTTTATCGAAAAGCCTACGAATTAGCATTTGAAGGTCTTACTGGCGATACTGATGCGGGAGAAGCACGATTCGAAATCTCTTGGACTACGGTACAAGCATGGCCTACCGTTCTACCAGGTTCCGCTTCAGGTTCTATTCCTAATATCTAAGGAGAGCTAACATGGCACAACGTAAAACCCACGAAGGCGATTGTGTAGACATCGATCCCTTCATTCCCACTGGTCAGTGTGCACTTTGCACTGACACGCCTCAGGACGAACTTCCTCCCGAAGAACGTCCCGGAGCAACCTCCGAGTAACAATTCAAAATAGGAGTCGCTAATGCCAAAGATCTCCTTCAGTTCGAAGGGTTCATTCTCTAAAACTGAAAAATTCCTCTCCGCAATGTCCCGAGGCGATATGTTCTCAGCACTCGAAGGCTTTGGAAGGGAAGGAGTAGCCGCTCTGGCAGCTGCGACACCTACTGAATCAGGTGCCACGGCTGGAGCTTGGGGATTCAAAGTCTCTAAAAGCTCCAGTCGTGCCACTATCGAGTGGACGAACTCTCATATCGTCAACGGTGTACCAATTGCCGTTATCCTGCAATACGGACATGGTACCGGTACTGGCGGATACGTGCAGGGTCGGGATTACATCAACCCCGCAATCAAACCAGTATTCGACAAAATTGCAGATAAAGCTTGGAAGGTGGTGACCTCTGCATGAGTAGCATTGACGAGCGCGTCGTCCAAATGAAGTTCGACAACGGCCAATTTGCAAAGGGCGTTGCCGACACTCGCGGTGCTTTGGATAAACTTAAGCAGGGTTTGAACCTCGATGGCGCAACAAAGAGCCTCGAAGGTTTGGATGCCGCTGGAAAGCGTTTCTCTCTTGAAGGTATTGCCAAAGGTGTAGCTGACCTTGGGCAGAAATTCAGTGCCTTAAGTGTCATTGGTATTACCGCACTTACGAACATTACCAATAAGGCTATAAACGCCGGTATGCAATTCGCTAAGTCATTTACACTTCAGCCAGTCATGGATGGCTTCAATGAGTACGAGCTCAAGATGGGTTCTATTCAGACCATTCTTGCTAACACGGCTCGCCATGGAACCAGTCTCGAAACTGTTACCGCTGAATTCGGAAAGCTCAATGAGTATGCCGATAAGACGATTTATAACTTCGGTGACATGACCCGTAACATCGGTTTGTTCACAGCTTCGGGTATCAAGGTCGAAGACGCGACAACCATGATTAAGGGCTTCTCTAACGCAGCAGCCACAACCGGAACCACTGCGGCAGCAGCCGCTGGAGCAGCATATCAGCTCTCTCAGTCTCTTGGTGACGGTAAGATCACGTTGGAAACCTGGAACTCGCTATCTAATGCGGGTATGGGTAACAAGAATATGCAGGAAGGTCTCATCAAGATCGCAGATGCGATGGGGACCTTCACTAACACTGGCACCAACGCCACTGAAGCCGCTAAGAGCTTCAACAAGTCCCTGGAAAAGGGATGGTTGGCGCCTGATGTCATGTCGAACTACCTCAAGATTATGTCTGGGGATATGGACGACGCGGCGATCGCAGCTTTGGGTCTTAGTGACGAAGCCGTAAAGGCATTCCGAGCTGAAGCCACGATGGCTGAAGAAGCCGCAACCAAGGTTCGAACATTTACTCAGCTTGTAGGTACACTCAAGGAATCGGTTGGCTCAGGTTGGGCTGAAACCTTCGAGTTGCTTATTGGCGACTTCACTCAAGCTACAGATTTGTTCACCAAGGTCAATGACACTATCGGTGGAATGATCGGTAAAGCTAGTAAAGCTCGGAACGATCTCATTCGAGGTTGGGCTGACGCTGGTGGTCGAACCGAACTCATTTCTGGTGTGTCTGCGGCTTTCGATGCGCTAGTGTCTATCATGAAGGTTGCTGGGGATGCATGGCGTTCGGTATTTCCTCCGATAACGGTCGACACACTGACGTCTATCACTTCAAAGCTCACCGCATTTCTAAAGGGTCTTCAGCCTAGTGCTGCAACGCTCGACAAGCTCAGCCGCATATTCAAGGGTCTCTTCTCGATCCTGGATATTGGTTGGACAACGGTAACTAAGCTCTGGGGAGTATTCCAGCGCTTGTTCTCAGGTATTGGTCCGGCACAGTCTGGCATTCTTGAATTGATTGCTCGATTCGCTGATTTCATCACCAAGTTGGCAGAGACTTACAAGAACAGCGAGAAGGTCCACGCATTTTTCGTAGGACTCACACCTATTCTCAAGGCGCCTGGTCAAGCCATTAACTGGTTGGTTGAGCAGCTTGTGAAGTTGTGGGACAAGCTGAAAATGTTCAAGTTGAATCTGGATGTCAGCGGCTTTGCTACTGGCATGAACAACTTGAAGTCTTCTCTCGAAGGTCTGAAGCCTACCGGTGACGCAATCCATAAGGTCTGGAGCGGCGTCGTTGGGATGTTCAAGAAGGTTCTGGACATCGGTAAGCAGCTCGGTAAGGAATTGGGCGAATTCTTCAGTAGGCTCGCTCCTGAAATCAGTAATGGATTCGCTAACATCAACTGGGGTGTCATCATGGGCATGCTCGGCACAGGACTCCTGGGCAGCATTGCTTTGATGATTAAGAAGTTTACCGGTGGCGGATTGATTAAGCAGATCAAGGATGCCTTCTTTGGTGACAAGGAAGACGATGACAGTCCTGGTTTCCTAGATCGTATCAAGGAGACTCTGGGTGGGGTTACCGATACTCTGTCCCAGATGCAGACCACTCTCAAGGCCGGTACGCTCGTAGCAATTGCTGCGGCACTGGCTCTGATGGCATATTCCTTGTCAGAGATTGCTAAGATCGAACCTGGTCGAATCGTCGGAGCTCTTGGAGCAATGACAGCAATGATGGGACAACTCATCGGCGCTATGATCCTGTTCGATCGCATCAACCCGGTAACCAGTATCGGTAAGTTGGTAGGCCTTGGTACGTCTATGATTCTGCTTGCTATCGCTATCAACATCCTCACGGATGCTGTAAAAGAACTCAGTAAGCTTAACATCAAGGAACTTGCCAAGGGCGTAGGTGCTGTTATCGCTCTCCTTATGGGAATGGCTGTAGCAGCGCGTATTATGTCTACGCAGACTGGTGTGTTGGTCCGGACGGGCATCTCTATGATCCTTCTCGCCGCAGCAATCAAAATCCTTGCTAGTGCAGTAGGCGATTTCGGTGGCATGGACTGGCAGAAAATGATGCAGGGACTTATCGGTGTCGGAGCAGTGTTGGGCGGACTCGTTCTGTTCACACAGTTGGCAAAAGCAAATAAGGGTGCTATAGGTAGCGCGACTGGACTCATACTCCTCGGCGTAGCTATCAAGATCCTTGCTAGTGCTGTGTCCGATTTCGCCGCTATGGACTGGCAGAAAATGATGCAGGGTCTCATCGCCATGGGTATGGTGCTTGGTGGCTTGGCTGTGTTCAGCAACCTGGTCAATCCTGGTCAGATGATCTCTATGGGTGTATCTCTAGTCGTCATTGCTGCTTCAATGAAGATATTTGCATCAGCTCTATCCGATCTGGGCAACCTTGATTGGCAGAAGATGATGCAGGGTCTCATTGCGATGGGTATCATTCTGGGCGGTATTGCGCTGTTCAGTAACCTTGTGAATCCTGCGGGAATGATCATCATGGCAGCCTCCATGATCGTTATTTCTATCGCTCTGGATAGGCTGGCTGAAGTCCTGAAAAAGCTGGGCGGAATGACGTGGGAAGAAATTGTTAGAGGACTAGTCGCTCTTGCGGGTAGCCTGATTATCATGGCTGGCGCGATGTATCTTATGTCAGCTGCTCTTCCTGGTGCAGCAGCACTTCTCGTAATGGCTGCCGCATTGAACGTGTTCCTTCCGGTGCTACAGGCTATGGGTAACATGTCCTGGGAGCAGATTTGGACCGGTATTGGTGCTCTAGCTCTGTCACTTCTTACACTTGGTGTAGCAGGTGCGGTGTTGGGTCTTCTCAGTCCATTGTTCCTAGCCTTTGGTGCAGCTCTGCTCGTAGTTGGTGCAGGTGCTCTACTTACAGGCGCAGGAATGCTTCTCATGGCTACAGCGCTTACGGCTCTATCTGTATCGGGAGCCGTTGGACTTGGTGTATTGGTGGCAGGCGTAACCGCACTTCTGGGTCTTATTCCTTACGGGGTTACCCAAATCGGTCTCGGCATTGTCGCTTTCACAAAGGTCATTGGCGAGAATGTTCCAGCATTCGTCGAAGCAGCTGTAAAAATGCTGCTTGGATTCCTTGAAGGATTGCGTAAGGTTCTACCCGAGATTGTTCAATTCGTGGTAGATATGCTCCTCAAGATTTTGCAAACCATTGAGGGTAAATTGCCTGATATTGTCCAATCGGGATTCAATATCCTTATTGGATTCTTGCAGGGCATCGCCAACAACATTGGTCAAGTAGTTACGGTCGCCGCAGACGTTATCGTCAAGTTCTTGAATGGTATTGCCAATAATATCGGCGGTATCATTACTGCTGGAACCAACCTTGTTGTGAAGTTCATTGAGGGAATTGGTAACAATATCCAAAAGATCACTGATGCTGGCGCTGACTTGGTAATCAAAGCAATCAATGCTGTAACTAGTACGATTACCACTCGTAGTGGCGAACTTCGTTCTGCTGGTGAAAAGTTGGCTTGGGCTATTGCTGATGGCATGACTGGTGGTATGGCTACTAAGGCCAAAGATATCGCTAGTACGGCTTGGGATCTGGGTGCGAAAGCGATTGGTGCTATTAAACAGGCCATTGACTCACACTCTCCGTCAAAGGAATCTCGTAAGCTCGGTGCATATTTGGGTCAGGGTTTCGCACTAGGTATCAGGGACCTGGGATACATGTCTCAGAGGTCTGCTGGTGAGGTAGGATCTTCTGCTCTCGAAGCTATGAAGGCATCTATCGCTAATGCAGGTAAGGATTTGGATGGTGGCATGACCATGCATCCAACGATCACTCCTGTGTTGGATTTGAGTGGTGTTCGTAAGGAGTCGGATCGTATCGCAGGGATGCTGACACTTCCGGCTCTCGATATTATGGGAACGTACCAAACTGCTGCGGCAGTAGTTGCGTCTCAGCGCGAACAAGCACGAATCGATGCGGAGAATGATGAGGACTACCCAGGTGACGATCCTCGTGGTCAACACATCACGTATATCCAGAATCTGAATTCTCCGAAGCCTCTTTCTAGGGAAGAGATCTACCGTGGTACACGTAACCAATTGTCTGAAATCAAATCCTCGAAGGGAGTACTGACGGCTAATGCTGTATAAAGTAGAAGTTCAAAACGCTAATGGCGAAACGTTGGTACTCCCTTTGGGGGATTACAGTAGCGGATATTTGGTCAAACCAATTGAAGGTCTTGATCCAGTAAAAGCGAACATCGTTTCATCGAGCTTTGCCGGCATTGATGGTGAACAACACCAAGCCAGTCGTCGGGAATCTCGGAATATCCTCATGAAGCTGGGTCTTAAGATGGGTGTGGCAGGATCTGTCAGTTCACTTAGGGCCCAGCTCATGCGGTTCTTCATGCCCAAAGCTCGTATCCGGTTTACCTTCTATCGAGAAGACGGACCGGATGTCGATATTTACGGCATTGTCGAAACGTTCAAATGTCCTCAGTTTGTGAGGGAGCCGGAGGCAAGCATCTCAGTTGTTTGCCATCAACCCGACTTCTACGTTCCGCATATTTACGGATCTGCGAACTACACAACGCCAGGTACGGACGAACACTACATTGAATATGATGGTTCTGTTGAGACCGGATTCGACTTCCGTATGACCATAGATCGTCCGATCTCGCAGTTCATCATCTATCATCGGTCTTCCGATGAAACGCTCAACCGATTAATATTCTCTGAGCCACTCGTGGCTGGAGACATACTTACAATAAGTACAGTCTCTGGCGATAAACATGTAACGCTAACTCGTGCTGGTGCAGATAGCTCTTTGCTGTATGCCATGTCCCCAGATTCGAGTTGGCTAAATCTGTTTCCTGGTCCCAACTACATTCGTGTGTATGCGGAAGGAGCAGCAATTCCGTATACGATCACATATACCAGTAAAGTCGGAGGCCTTTGATGGAGGTGTACATCCTCGACGATTTTCTTCGTCGTAAATCAGTCATCGACCTGTTTGAATCTTGCATTTGGACGGATCGATTTGCTGCGAAGGGGGACGTCGAAATCGTCGTCCCCTCGATTGATAAGTACCGACGTTTGTTGGTTCCTGGTACGCAACTTGCTCTGAATGAATCCGATAGGATCATGACGATCGAGACTGCTGACACCAAGACTGATTCCGAGGGTCGTACACTTCTAACAGCCTCCGGGGTCTCGTTAGAGAGCATGCTGGAAGATCGAATCGCTACGGACGGCGTTTCCCCAACTACTGAAAATGGCAAATGGGTCATTCGAGGTACTCCGGGAAACGTCGTTCGTCAGCTTTTCGATCTTATTTGTCGTCAAGGGATGTTGCATCCAGGAGACGTAATACCCTTCATTCAACCTGGAACATTGTATCCAGAAGGTTCTCTCGGTGAGATATCTCAGGTCTTTGACTTCGAGATCCCCTTGGGAACACTTTACCAAACGGTCAAGGATATTTGTGACATGTACGACCTAGGTTTCCGCCTAGTTCGTGATGGTGACAAGTCTAAACTGTTCTTTGAGGTTTACTCAGGCGATGACCGAACGACTCAACAGTCGGAACTATCGCCAGTACTTTTCAGTCCGGAATTGGACAACCTTCAGAACGTTTCTGAGATGGCGTCTATATCTGGCAGCAAGAATGTCGCATACGTATTCAGCAAGACTGCCTCAAGGATAGTCTATGCCGCTGATGCGGGGCAGGATACAGCAGGATTCGATCGACGAGTTCTCCATGTGAACGCTACCGATATTGACGCGACAGATCCGGTTGTTATCCAGGCTCTCTTGCTCCAAAAGGGTCAGGAAGCACTAGCCGGTCATAGGCCGTTGTCGGCTATTGACGGTGAGATCAACCAGTACAGCAAATATAAGTACGGACGAGATTACGGTCTTGGTGATCTCGTTGAAATGCGAAACACTAGTGGCGCTACAAACCATATGCGCATTACAGAACAGATATTTGTATCAGACGCTCAAGGCGATCGATCCTATCCGACACTAACCATGAACCGATTCATCACAAACGGTACTTGGGATTCCTGGGGTAACACAACCTGGGATGGTGGAGGAGAAGAGGTCTGGGACGAATGACATATTTAAGGAGGATGGCCGATGGCTATTGGTGATGATGCAGTTGCAGCCGGACTCCCGCTCGTTCCGGGCTCTGGCGAAGAAGGTAAACGCAAGTACGGTGCTCGTGAGATCAACAAGACGCGAGACTTTATTGCGCAATTCGCACGTCTTATTCCCAAAAGTAAGGGTGCTTATCGCACTGCTACGGGAATTACAAGTGGCACAAACAATCCGTCCGGTGGCGAAAACGGCGATATTCACTTTAAGGTGATTTAATGGCCACAGCTAACTTCAGTGGTAACAGCAACTACCGTATTGACGTAGATGGCGCTTTCGTTGGACAACACGGGATGGTCTCGACCGTATATTGGCGAGTGATTGTTCATAAGTCAAACACCACTGGTCACAGTGCATGGGGTAATACCGGAAGCTCTGGAATTGCCGACGGCAACCCAGGACGTTTGTGGACTAACAACAACCTGGAGTTCAACTTCCAGAATGGGTCCATGACGGGATCCTTCCTCATGGCTGAGGGATATTTCGATGTTCAACACCGTGCTGACGGTAATGCCGAGTACGCTGTTTCGGGTGGTCTTAACCTTGCTGGATTGGGCTATGCCGAAGCGAGTACTGGTTGGCGTTCGCTACCTCGTATTCAGACAGCTGGTGTTCCTGAAGCACCTACGTCGTTGGGCGTTGATCAAATAGAGATGACCTCTATGCGTTACCGATTCCAAGGAAATGGTGACGGTGGAGCTCAAATTCAAGAATGGCAAGTCGCTTGGGAACAAGACGGTTATGCTACTCAATATACCGGAAGTAATGGAACACTTGTTCTTACCGGTCTAAACCCTGGTGCGATATATAACTTCTCATCTCGTGCCAGGAATTCACAAGGTTGGGGTCCTTGGTCTGCTAGATCTTCAGGTCGCACACTTGCTGGAGCCAGAGTTAAATACAATGGTGCTTGGCGAGATGCAATACCTTACGTAAAACATAATGGAGCCTGGAAGCTCGCTCAACCATACTCCAAAATCAACGGAATTTGGAGAAAATCCATATGAGCAAATACATGAACTTACCGTTCGTAATCTCGATCTACCGGCTAGCATTCTCGGTATACATGAAGATTGCCGAACCGCGAGTTAAGCGACTGATCTACTTTGTGATCTATATCTTGCTTGGTGTTATCGGCGGAATTCAAACTTTCAAACCGAATCCCCGAATCTCCGATTTTGTCGGAGGCCAGCTTTTGATTTATTTCTACGGAATTCTGATCATCGCTGGAGCCCTTGTCTGCCTTATTTCGGTATTGCCCGGAATCTGGGTTCTTGAGCGAGCAGGTATGGTTGGGCTTGGTACAGGTATCGTTTTGTACGTAGGTACTCTAATCGCTTTCGGAGCAAGCCCAACAGTATCACTATTCCCCATCATCATCGTTCTCGTCTTCCTTTTGCGCTGGCTTGACATCAAAGATTATCTGTTAGCGCCTAGAAAGGGGTAGTGATGGATGAAACAACGAAGCAGCTTTTCACCTTTCTTGGGACGGCAGGTGGAGTTGCTTTTCTCACAATGATCGGTAACGCTGTGAAGAAATTATACAACGGTGCCGCATCGCGTGAGCGTGTTAAAACCACAAGCCTCGTTCGACGTACGGAAGTCGCTGAAACTAAAAAAGATGAGGCTGAAGCTGAAGCCGAAGCCGAACGTAAACTTCGGATCAAAGCGGAATATCACGTAGCCCTTCTTGAACAACAGGTCGTCCGTCTTGGCGGTACACCTGTCCTAAACCCCAAAGATACGGAGTAAATATGAGTGAACATGCTGCAAAGAACTCTGGATTGGTCCAGCTGAGTGATGCTCAGTATGACTTCTTCCGGGAAATCCTGGAGAAGGTCTTCCCGGCTGCCATTGCGTTTTACGCTCTGGTGGGTGGATATCTCGGATGGGACAACATCGTACAGGTCACCGGCATTATGGGTGGCCTTGCCGTGTTCCTCGGTGTAATCCTGACTCTCGCACGTAAGGGATATTCTCCCGGAGGCGATAAGGACATGCACCCATTCGATGGTGAGGTTGCTCTTTCCGGCGTTGCTGAGGACGGGACTCCTATTGCCCAGATCCAGTTGACTGAAGATGCAAAGCGCAACTTTCTCACGAAGCCTGTACTTACGATCAAAGGCTTCGACGAGTCCGCCTGATTAGCGGCTCGCGAGAAATTCATCGGTTATAATGACACCCTCTTGAAAGGAGAAAACATTGTTTAAATTTGTAAACAGTAATGAAAACGAAGGTCTGAATAAGGCAATCGACGCCGCCATCCTCAAGCTGGCAACCACCACGCCCGGTACTGAAGAACACCGCGCCGTCCTCGATGAGATCGAACGACTTCACAAGCTGAAGGCTCCTGCAAAGGAACCCCGTAAGCGAGTGAGTCCAGATGCTCTCATCGGTGCCGTCGCGTCAATCGCAGGTATCGTGCTGGTGGCCAATGCTGAGCATGTTGGCGCCTTCACCTCGAAGGCCTTCAGCATCATTCCTAAGCCCAAAATCTAAACAACCAATCCACCAATAGTAGTCGCGTAAGCCCCATGTAGATATCCTCTGCATGGGGTTTACGTTTCTACAGGGGTTCTCAAATTTTCCGCGGAGGGAAAATCTGGTGAAACAATTCGCACAAATTACACGGCTTATAATGACACCCCCACCCCCTTGAAAGGAAATATCATGAACGACAAGAAGACGCTCAAGTCCAAGATCAAGGAATTCGTCGCCGATCACCCCGCAGAAGTTTTTGCTGGAATTGTAACCACGGCTGCAATCGGACTGGTAGTCTACGCAAAGAAGAACGCTGAATATGGCGCTCGGAAAGCGATAGAAGCCCACAACGAGTACGCAGCCCTGGCCAACGACTTCATCGCAAAAGCCAATGAGGACGGTAAGGCCGTATTCCTTCTTCACGACTGGAGCTACCTCCTGGTCCCCAGTGAGACCCCCACCGAATGGATTAAGGACATCACCAAACTCTAAAAGCGGAGCCCCTAACAAGGGCTCTTCTTTTTCCTCGCAGAGATTACACACCTTATAATGAGAAGTTATCCCCCTGAAAGGAAATTACAATGTCACAGCACACCACTGAAGATGTTAACCAGATGACGACCGAAGAACAAAGTGAACTCATTAAGAAGTTCCAACGCACCATTCTTACCACTGTAGCAATCAAGGTAGGAGTGACCGTTGGAGTCATAGTAGCCACCAAAGCCCTCGCTCGTCGTCTCGAAAAGATCGAACAGAATGCTCGCAAGTAACCACCCACAGAACTAACGAACAAAGAGAAGGACCCTACAAAGGTTCTTCTTTTTTCGCATAATTTACAGGGGGTATAATGATACCCACCCTTTGGAAAGAAGGAGATCCTCCCGTGTTTAAGAACCGATCCGTCCAAGTTAAGTTTGTCAAAGACGCTGAAGATTCGTCCACTACCGAAAACCATCAAAACCTCTTCGTGAATGAAGATACTGCCGCTATTGCGAAAGATATCATCAAACACGTTGGTGTTGCGATCGTCGCCGTTAGCGGATCCATCATCACGTTCAAGACGCTTAGCCAGATGGCCGTCATAAAGACACAGGTAAAAGCCTACAAACCAATGCACAAGTTGTAAGAAGGAGAGTCCCACAAGGACTTTCCTTTTTTGGCCTCGCAGAAATTTCACACATTATAATGAAAGGTAAGGACCAGCACATTGAGGGGCTTACGCGGTTCGAATCCGCACCTTGCCTTTCGCCGGTAGCTCGCAAGAATTACCGGTCTTATAATGAGAAGGAAGCACTGCGACACGAATGTTGTCGGTTGAAATCCCGACCGGTCCTGTAGAAGTTCGTTGCTCCCTACAGGCCTTCTTATTTTTTGGCCCAGTTTTGTGGGACCCGTAAGAACGGCCTCGCAAGAATTACAGGTGCTATAATGAGAAGCATGTACCTTAAATGGCTCTGCGCTAGGAAGCAATTCCTACTAGTCTCATCTTTTTTTGTGCGCTCTTGAAAGGAGCAAATAGTGTCACACATTACGAGCATTGCTAGGGGAGCTCGTAAGTTCGTTGTCGATAATTCGCCAATGATCCTTACGGGCATGGCAGTTGCCGGCGTGGTCACCACGGCCGTACTTGCGGCTAAGGCCTCGCCGAGAGCGTGGATGGATATTCAGCACGCTGAATCTGAGCGGACCGAACCACTCACCAATGTGGAGAAAGTCAAGCTGACCTACCACTACTTTATTCCGGCAGCTGTGGCTGGATCACTGACCATCGGCGCTATCGTCATGGCTCAGTCGATCAACTCTCGTCGTCAAGCAGCTTTCATCAGTGCCTACACCATCGCTCAAGATCGGTACCGAGAATATCAGGAACGAGTTCGAGAGACTGTCGGCGAACAGAAAGAGCAGGATATTCACGACGAAGTATCCGCTAAGATCGCGCGAGAGAATCCGATGTCTGAACGAGATGTCATCTACACGGGTAAGGGTCACATCATGACTTACGACCCGATGTCTGATCGATATTTCCCAGCAGACTACCCAACTCTTCAACAGGCAGAGATCGATACCAACTACCAGATTCTGGAAGATGGTTATGCTTCTCTGAATGACTTCTACTCTCGTTGTGGTCTTCCGAATATCCCTCTCGGAGAGGAAGTCGGATGGACGAACGACAAGAAGCTCGAACTCCGCATCACTACAATGCAGAACCAGGAGGACAACACTCCTTGCTTTGCGATCGCGTTCTACACTGACCCAATCCGGAACTACTACCGGTTCAATCGCTAACCCGTAAGGCCTTAGATATATTCATGACTGAAGTACGCACTGTCTCGTCTACGGGCGGGGAAAAAGGAACTAAACCTGAACGATACGACCTCATTCCCGTTGAAGCTCTGGCTTCAGTGGCTAGGTTGTATGGCGAAGGCGCCAAAAAGTACTCCGAGCACAACTGGCGTAAGGGATATGAATGGTCAAAGTCCTACGCCGCTCTCCAGCGGCACGCCAATGAGTTCTGGAAGGGTGTGGATCTTGATCCGGAAACAGGTGAGCCACATCTGTCTGCTGTTATTTTCCACTCCCTGGCGCTTATCACTTTCATGCAGGAACACCCGGATTTCGACGATCGGTACGTACGCCCCTTGACTAAGGAGCAAGCACAATCCGAAGAAGCGTTAGCCGAACTTCGAAGGCGGCTAACGGATCCTGTTGAACCAGCCAACATCATCCATATTCGCAACGGCTACACAAACACGGGTGCTCGTGAAGAGGGATGGATCAACGAAAACGATCTCAACCACAACTTCGTAGCCATCAAGCCACACAGATAACCTCGCAAGAATTACCGGGTTTATAATGACCCGCTCACACACCTTATTTGAAAGGAACATCATGTTCAACGCACTCAAGACCGCAATCGTCGCCAACCAGGACACCATCGTTCGTCGTTCGCTTGGATTGGGAAGCATCGCCGCCGGAATGGCAATCAACTCGATGCTGAACAAGCCCAAAGCAACGCCCAACGTGGTCGTCGTGGAAGCAGAGACGGTTGTTGTCGAGGAAACGAACACCGACGAACCCGCCACCGAAGAAGTAAAGTAGTCAACTAGGAGGGCCTCAGAGAAATCTGGGGTCCTTCTTTTCTGTCCTATAAGTCCCTTATTTAAGGAGTATCCAATGTCTGAGATCAACACTGTGACCAACACCTGCGAAGATTGTGGATTAACATCTACAGATCATCGCATTTTCAAACTCGACAGCACAATCACAAACAGTGCAACCTTCATCAAAGTTGTGTGCTATAGCGAAGGTGCTTGTGAATATCGTCAAAAGAACCATCCTGAGTTGATGGCGAATCTGAAACTCATAACTTGCGAGCGTTGTGAATTTCGTTCCAATATTGAAGAAGAATTCACTATGGGCCCTGACGCGGTATCTTTGGAATGCGTAGACCTTGCTTCGTGCAAGCGTCGCCAGAAGCGTACCGCCATTCTTGCAGAGATGAAGGAAATGGCTAAGAAGCCACACCTTCATCCGGTCGACAAATTCAGTCGAGCTGCTGTACTGACGTGCGGCATATTCATGGGCGCGGTAAGCGCCTTCGGTTTGTCCTACCTCTGGTTTGGAGTTTAATCATGCCACTGTGTCCTGAATGCCGAGATGGCAAACACCAAAACTGTACAGGCGAAGCCCTGCACCCTGTAAGCGATAACATCGTCGCTTGCAACTGTCCTACTTGTGAACCAACAAAGGAGAAATCATGATTAAGAAAACCCTGACCTTCAAGAACTTCCTCGACCAGACTGAAACCGAGGACTTCTACTTCAACATGTCCGAGGGTGAGCTCACCCTGATGCAGATCCGAGCCATCGACCAGAAGACGGAGAGCTTCTCCGACAAGCTCGATAAGATCAGCAAGGGTCTCCAGGGATCCGAACTGGCCGACGTCATCGAAGACCTGGTACTCCGCTCCTACGGCGTCAAGTCCAGTGATGGCAAGAAGTTCCGTAAGAACGCTGATATTCTCGAAGACTTCACGTCATCGGGTGCATATTCCGTCCTGATCACGGAACTGTTCTCCCTCGAAGGGTCTCTTGCTGAGTTCATCAACGGCGTCGTTCCCGGTGACTTGGTCAAGAAGGCCAACACGGAAGCGGAGAAGCAGATCTCTGCACGCGAGAAGGCACAACAGGCACTGGCTGCCAAGGGTGGTTTCAACCAGAAGCAGGAGAAGACTCCCGGAGTTGTACACTCTCCCGCAACGATCGAGCCTTCCCTTGACATCGAACTCCCCGCATCCGCACCCGTTCTCGAAGTCACTCCTGAAGCAGCGCCGGCCCAGGTCGACCTGAACAACCTCTCGCACGAGGAACTCGTCGCATTGGCTTCGCGTCAGCAGGCAGCTGTCTCGGTCCAGTAACCACAGTGTGAGGGCGGTCATATATTTGGCCGCCCTCGCAAGGTTTACCCACCTTATAGTGAGAAGTTAAACCACAGAAAGGTAACACCATCATGGCCATGTCATTTGAACAAACCACGACCATCATGCGATTCGCAACCAAGACCATCGTGTCTTCAGGCGCTGCTGCTGTCATCTCCAATGCCGTTAAGGCCACCACCCCCGCGGATATTAATCGACTTAAGAAGATTACTATCTGGGCAGGGACGGCGGCCATCAGCGGATTGGTAGCTGAACATGCAACCCAGCGAGTAATGAAGTCATTCGACGGAACTATCAATGCCATCAAAGATGCACTCGTGGGTGACGATAATAACGACGACCCCGATGTAGTATCCGGAGAAGTAATTAACTAACCCCAAAGCCGAAAGCCCACACAAGGGCTTTCAGTTTCTGTCCCTTTATCAAACAAATATAGGAGTATCACATCATGAGCAAGAACACCAAGTACGTTGCATTCGCCCTGTTCCTCCCCGTCCTGACCGCCGTAGTTTGGGTCGTCTGGGCATTGCTGCTCCCTTCCATCAAGGATCATTTTCTCCGCTCCGTCAGCAAGAAGGTCGAGCGCAATATCCTCAAGAACAAGAAGCGTAAGACCAAGGGTCTTCGCCGGGCAATCAACAAGAAGGCTCGTAAGTAGCATGGGTAGGAAATTTAATACGGTAGCGTATTTCTTCTGGAAGATTCGCGCGAGCGTATGGGTTTTCTACCATGCGTATCATGCGGCCAATCACAAGGTAAACGGTTCATCTATTGCTCTGAACTATCCTGAAAGATATATGCGATGCCGTAGGTGTCAGTCCCGATTTTCAATCCCATCCAACGTCGAAGTAGAAGGAAACTAATCATGGCACGTAGCAACAAGATCAGCAAGACCTGGCTCGTCATCCACACCTTTCTCGCCCTCTGCACCGGTGGGCTCTGGCTGATCCCAATTGGGATCTGGTGGGTCATGCAGAATTCCAAGAAGTAATTCCAGACAGGAAACTCGATATACCATGTCCGAAGAAAAAGGTAAGACAATGAATTATGGCAAAGTCTCTTCTGTGTCAGAAGACAAAGAAGTACCAACCGACCACGTTCCGGCGGAAAAGGTCATCAGTGGCGTAGTCATTGAACGTAAAGCAGGTCTCGGAAGCAAGATCCGGGAAACGTTCATGGGTGTTTCTGCACGAGAAGTAGGACAACACGTCGTAATGGATGTCCTACTTCCTCAGCTGAAGGGTATGGCAGTCGACGCCGGTACCCAGGCGCTTGAGCGTCTTATTCTCGGTGAGGCTCGACGGACTACAAGTTCCGCTTCATCTTCTCGTGTACGAGGATCCAGCTACACCGCATACAACCGGTTCTCCGGTGGAAGTCAGGCCTCCGAATCGGAAGCAACCAATTTCCGGAGCAACCGTGTGCGGGAAGTCATCGTGGAAACACGTGGTGATGCTCAGATGGTTCTGGATCGTCTGTTCGAACACATCGATCGCTACAATGCGGTCTCTGTGTCATATTACTACGAGCTTGTAGGTATCACCGGTACGTTCACTGACCACCAGTGGGGTTGGACAAACCTCAACGCATCTGGCGTGAGCAGTGTTCGCGAGGGATATCGCATCGAGCTCCCCGCCCCCATTTCAATTAAGTAGGCAACCATGCTCGTCGAAACAAGGCGACAAGCCTCCCTCATATCTGTACGGACGGGACTCAAGGAAGACACATGCCTTGATCTCCTCCTGTCGGGTTGGTCATTTGTTCAACAGAACGATGGTCAGCCCGACCAGTGGGTCTCATCCCAGGGAAGCCTCTCGCTGCCAAAGAAATAAGGAGAACTGATGACCATTACTCAAAAGAGAATTGCGGTTGCAAACGCATATCCCGGAGAGAAGTGGGCATCACGAGTTCGTAAGATGCCGGATGAACAAATTCATACGGTTTACACACGTCTCATGAATGCTGGGAAACTCTGAGGCATATCCTCACCCGTAGTCTGAAACACCAATCTGTATCTCTTGAAGGAGAAAATTAAGATGTCATTCCTCGGTTCTGTTAAGCACGCGGCAGGTGTAGTCAAGAATGGTCACACCGTTCTGCTCGTCAAGAAGTTCGCACCCCAAATCCTCCTCGGCGCCGGCATTGTCGGCGTAGTCACCTCCACCGTCCTGGCTTCCAAGGCAACTCTGAACCTCGAAGCTGTTCTCGACAAGCACCGCGAGAATATCGACTTGGTCAACCAGGGTGCAGAAGCTCACCCGTCAACCGAGTACTCCAGCGTTCACCACAAGCGTGACCTGACTCTCGTCCACATGCACACGTTCAAGGAACTGTCGAAGCTGTACGCTCTCCCCGTCGGCCTCGGTGTCATTTCCATCTCCATGATCGTCGGCGCACACGGCATCCAGTACAAGCGCACCGGTGCTGCTGTTGCAGCATACAAGGTCGTCGAGAACCAGTTCAACAAGTACCGTTCGGCGGTTCGTGAAGAATTCGGCGTGGAGAAGGACGAGGAGTTCGCTCGCGCCTACAAGTCCGAAGGCGTCATCGACGAAGAAGGTCGGGAAACGACCAACATCACCATCGATGGTACTCGACTGAACGAAACTCTGTTCTTCTTTGATCCGAGCAACGTCAACTGGAAGAACTCCCCGGAGTACAACCTGAGCTACGTCATGGCACAGCAGACCTTCGCCAACCAGCTTCTCAACTCCCGCGGTCACGTCATGCTGAATGACGTTCTGGACGGCCTCGGAATCGACCGCTGCAAGGAAGGCAACGTTCTCGGTTGGGTTCTCGACCGTGGACACGCTGAGGGTTCCAAGTACATCGACTTCGGTATCGTCGATTGCCAGTCCCCGAGCTCCCGCGTCTTCGGTACTGATCGGGAATTTGCCGAGTGCATCATGCTCGACATCAAGACCGACGGCATCGTTTGGGACAAGATCTAACCAACCACTATGTGGTTAATGCAATACCTTCGCAATAGGAGTCGGCGGAAGCACTGTGCGCATACCGTAGTACGCGGCATATATGGTGATCTGATCAATCACACGCCAGGTTTCCGCCGACTTCAATGTGAAGAATGTCTTACATATTTGGATGGACCGGTTAGTCTGTCCCTAATTAGGAGAAAAGAATGTCTGAAATGGCAACCCCCGCAACCATCAAGGTTGAAAACAAGAAGCGTCCCAAGAGTGCTCCGGTACGCAACCCTGCGTTTCGTGAGCATGAAGGTCTCAAGGCTCTTCAGAAGCAGCTCAACTCACGTCCCGCTCGCGGAAAAAAATGAGCACCGGTAAGGCCGTAGTCTTTGTCGTTGGTGGTGCTTTTGTTGGATCGGGTGTCACAGCTCTGGTCCTCAAGAAGAAATATGCAGCTAAGGCTGAGGCAGAAATTGCTTCAGTTCGGGATGCATATCTCAAGCGTCTCAACGAGATGGAGGCCGAGTTCGATCAGGAGCGCAAGGATTCGGGTATGCCTCCTGTTGCTCCGGTAGAAGTACATCCCGAGGAAATCGAAGTTCCGATGGAGCGCGTAGTGCCTACGAACGAGCAGCTTCGTAAGGCATATCACAAAATCCCCAGGGCAAACACCAACCCTGAAACAGTCGAAGGCCTCAGTGAGGTCAACGAGTCTCTTGGATACACTCGGAAGGAGGATCCCGTGAATGAACAACCGAAATACGAATACTTGGAAGCTGACAATGACATCAACACTCCATACGTCATCCCCGTTCAAGCCTACATGGATGACGAGAACATGTACGATCAGCTCACTCTGACATATTACGCCGGTGATAAGACGCTTGTCGTGGAGGACAGTGATGAAGTTGTGGAAGACATTGACCAGACGATCGGCTTCGAGAACCTTAACAAATTCGGTGAGGAATCAGGCAACGACGATACGGTCTACGTACGAAATGACAAGCGTGAAATTGAGTACGAAGTCCTTCGTGACCCTGGCAAATATAGCGAAAACGTCCAGGGGATCGATACTTGGGATGACTCCCCCGAGCCCAAGAAACCGATTCGTAAGTTCGTGAGCTAATCCAATGACAACCGGCACATTGGACGACGTGTACCTCGAATGGCTATACAAACAAGCCATAGGGTCGACACGGGACGCGAACCCCGCGAGGTCGTTCTGGAAACTCTCCAAGCAGCTATATTCGATTCCTTTCGAATGGTTGATTTCCAACGACGACAATCGTGCCGAAGATGGTAAATGCCTGCGAGATGAGTTTGTCGCAGAGAACGATATACAAGACATTGACGCAGACTGGATGGATCTGGACTGCTCGATGCTTGAAATGCTGATTGCCCTAGCCCGTCGGGCTTCCTTCGAATCTTCGGGGGAGCCCGGCGATTGGTTCTGGCATTTCCTCAGGACCATGGGAATAGATCAGTATTCCGACTTGCGGTTCAACAACCATGTAAGTGTTGAGATCGCACACACAGTCGAGAGAATCATCTATCGGAAATACGGACGAAATGGAGATGGGGGATTATTCCCACTTCGCAATGTTACTAAAGACCAACGAACAGCAGAACTATGGGAACAGATGGCGTTCTACCTCCGTGAGGGGAACTACATCGAACATGGCCCTTAACTAATCTCCGGGAGGGAGGGTAAATGGATTTCTACAAGATTAAGGAACGTCGAACCAAGGAAGGAGTCATCGAGGTATATCCTGACTTCAAGATCACTCGGTCGAAAGATCTGATGGTCCGAAGTAAGGCGTTCTATGCGGTTTGGGATGAAACACAGCAGTTGTGGTCTCAAGATGAATTTGATGTGCAGCGTTTGGTGGACGATGAACTTCGTGCACACAAAGCGAAGCTTGTAGCAAAGGGTGAAAGTGTTGTTCAAGTCAAGTTCATGGACAACTTCAGTAGCGGTAGCTGGCTCAAGTTTCGATCATATTTGTCGAACCTCTCAGACAACGCACATGATCTCGATGAGAACCTGACCTTCAGCAATACTGAGGTACGGAAGGACGACTACGTAAGTAAGCGTCTTCCATATCCTCTAGCTCCCGGAGACATTAGCGCTTGGGACGAAATCGTAGGGACTCTCTACGAACCTGATGAACGGGCAAAAATCGAGTGGGCGATCGGTGCTATTGTTTCTGGGGACTCGAAGAAGATTCAGAAATTCCTGGTCTTCTATGGTGCTCCCGGTACTGGTAAGGGCACGATTCTTGATGTAGTGCAGAAGCTCTTTGTCGGATATACGACGACCTTCGATGCTAAAGCACTGACTGGGAACAATGCCTTTGCGACTGAAGCATTCCGGTCAAACCCGCTCGTCGCTATTGACCCTGATGGTGACATGTCCAAGATCGAGGACAACACAAAGCTGAACTCGATCGTGGGCCATGAACCCATGAACATCAACGAGAAGTACAAGTCCACGTACACGATGCGGATCCATTCTTTCCTTCTGATGGCCACCAACAAGGCTGTTAAGATTACGGATGCGAAGTCGGGTCTTATTCGTCGAATGATTGACGTACATCCTTCGGGTGCAAAGCTCGCACCAAGGAAATATGCGGCGCTTATGAGTCAGATCGACTTCGAGCTCGGTGCGATTGCTCAGCATTGTGTTGATGTCTATCGGAACATGGGACGCAACTACTACTCTGGCTACCAGCCGATTGAGATGATGTTGCAGACCGATATCTTCTTCAACTACATCGAGAACTACTACGATGTTTTCAGGGATCAAGATGGAGTAACCCTCCAGCAAGCCTTCGAAATGTGGAAGACGTTCGCAAAGGATTCAGAGCTTACATATTCAATGCCTCGACACAAGTTGCGTGAAGAGTTGAAGAACTACTTCGCCAACTTCGAGGAACGAGCGATTGTTGATGGGATGCGTGTGCGAAGCTGGTTCTCGGACTTCAATGCCGACAAGTTCAAGTCGCCGGTAAATAAGGAGGAGCCGAAAGCTTTCTCCCTGGTTATGGATGAAACAGAGTCGCTTCTGGATCTCCTATATATGGACCAACCGGCACAATACTCCAATGCTAAGGGTGATCCAAGGCTATATTGGACGGACGAACCTCGACGTGACAGTAAGGGCGAAGAGTTCACGCCTAAGCCTTCACAGGTAGTAAGTACCACACTCAAGGATCTGGATACGACGAAGGAGCATTATGTTAAGCCGCCGCGTAATCACATCGTTATCGATTTCGATCTTACAGACACCGAGGGGAATAAGTCAGCTGAACGAAATCTTGCAGCAGCAAGCGTTTGGCCTGCAACGTATGCTGAACTCAGTAAATCCGGGGCAGGAGTGCATCTTCATTACATCTACGATGGAGACGCGACAGAACTCAGTCGAGTTTATGATGACGGCATCGAAATTAAGGTGTTCACTGGAAACAGTTCACTACGACGAAGACTGAGTAAGTGCAACAATGTCCCAGTGGCGACCATAAATAGTGGTCTGCCGATTAAGGAGAAAAAGGTGATCAACCAAGATAGCGTCAAGAGCGAACAGGGGATTCGCAACTTGATTGAGAGGAATCTCAAGAAGGAAATCATGCCGGGCACCAAGCCCAGTATCGATTTCATCGACAAGATCCTCAAGGATGCATACGATGCCGGAGAAGTCTCTTACGACGTCACGGATATGCGCGGCAAGATCATGGCCTTCGCGAATAACAGTTCGCACCAAGCCCTGTACTGCCTCAAGAAGGTTCAGGGCATGAAGTTCAAGGCCAAGGACGAAATCCGGGAAGCGGTTACCAATCCATCACATGATGGGTCTTCCTTCCAGAAGCCGGTAAATCCGGTCTCGGATCCTGAGGACAACCTGGTCATATTTGACTTGGAAGTCTTCCCCAACCTCTTCATCATTTCCTGGTCCTACATGAACTCTCCGAACGTCGTGCGGATGGTCAATCCATCGGCGATGGAGGTCGGGCAGCTGCTCAAGATGAACCTTGTCGGGTTCAACAACCGCCGGTATGACAACCATATCCTCTACGGTGCTTTCTTGGGCTTCAACAATGAACAGCTGTACAAGCTCAGCAAGAAGATCATCGATGGTACAGGAAACTCCGGTTTGTTCGGGGAAGCCTACAACCTCTCGTACGCCGATATCTACGACTTCGCTTCCAAGAAGCAGGGTCTGAAGAAATGGCAGATCGAGCTGGGACTTCCTCACGATGAACTCGGCTTCGATTGGGATCAGCCGGTTCCTGAGAAGTACTGGGATCGTGTTGGCGAATACTGTGACAACGACGTGATCACCACGAAGGATGTTCTTCGGAATCGCTGGCAGGATCTCATTGCTCGTCGTATTCTAGCAGAGCTCAGTGGTCTTCGGGTCAACGATCCTACTGCCAAGCATACCGCCAAGATTGTCTTTGGTGATACAAAGGACTTCAAGGAGGAATTCGTTTACACGGATCTCTCTGAGATGTTCCCCGGCTACGAATTTGATCTTGGTAAGAGCACCTACAAGGGTGAGACCACTGGAGAGGGTGGGTACGTATATGCCGAGCCTGGTATGCATGCTAATGTTGCGCTTCTTGACGTGGTGTCAATGCACCCGACAAGCATCAAAGAACTTAACCTCTTTGGTGCGTACACCGAGAACTTCTGGGCTCTGGTTGAAGCTCGTATTGCGATTAAGCGCGAGGACTACGACCTGGCAAAAACCCTCCTCGGTGGGAAGCTTGCCCCATATCTCAAGAGCAAGGAAGATGCGAAAGCTCTTTCTTACGCGCTGAAGATTGTTATCAACATCGTTTACGGTCTCACGTCGGCGAAGTTCGATAACCCCTTCCGGGATATGCGCAACAAGGACAACATCGTCGCTAAGCGTGGCGCGCTGTTCATGCTCGATCTGAAAGAGTTCGTTCAGAACGAGGGCTTCGTGGTCGCTCACATCAAGACTGACTCGATCAAGATTCCGGACGCAACTCCGGAGATCATTCAGAAGGTCACAGAGTTTGGCGCCAAATATGGCTACGACTTCGAGCATGAGAAGACCTACGAGAAGATGGCTTTGGTCAACGATGCGGTGTACGTTGCCAAGGTTGGATGGTCGCCTGATCCGAAGGATATCGGTAAGTGGGACGCTACTGGAGCTCAGTTCCAGGTACCGTTCGTGTATAAGACGATGTTCACCGGAGATCCGATCCAGTTCGCGGACATGTGTGTTGCCAAGCACGCTACCACGGCTATCCACATCGACTTCACGACGGTCGATGATGGTTTGTTGGAGCCATATTCCAATGAGAACCGTATGCACTACATCGGCAAGGGTGGCTTGTTCACCCCCATCATCCCAGGTAAGGGTGGTGGACAGCTGGTACGTGAGAAGAAGGATAAGAGCGGTTTCGACGCTGTTGGCGGTACCAAGGGCTTCTACTGGATGGAAGCAGAAATGGTCAAGAACCTTGGTAAGGAACAGGACATCGACAAGTCCTACTTCGAAACCCTGGTGAATGAGGCATACGACACCCTTGGTAAGTTCGGTGACGTCGAATGGTTTCTGTCCGATTCTTCCACGGGAGATTCAGCAGCTGCTGGAACTAAACAGTTGATTTCAGCTTAAACCATTTGATAATCAGAATAAGGATCTAAGTGTCTCAGGAACCACAGCAATACACCTTCACCAATGGCATTCCGATCCCTGCGGGGGGATTCAAGAAAGAACGGATTGCCTTGACGCTGAACGGTGAGAGGATCGGTAATGCTGAAGTAAGCAACTCCGGTCTTCTCACCGCGATCGTCAACTCCGATGCAGTAGCGAAGCTGCCTATCGGTAATATCGAGTCCCTGTCAATATCAGTAAACATCAAGGAGTAGCCTCAAATGAGTGAAAACCAGAACAACCCCGAAGATCTCGACGCTTTGTCGGCAGAAATCAATACGCCGGAAGAGTCCGATCAGCAGGAACGTCGTGAACTGGCCGGTTCTGATGAGAACGGTGCAGCCGAACTTCTGGCTGCGTTGGACAACCTGCCTCAGGCACGGGAAGTTATTCTTCCGGTCATCATGCGCAAGGGAGAAGGTCTCGCCGTTCTCGGTGATGCCGTGTTCGATCCCGAAACCAACAAGATGGTCGTCAGCTTCAACACGGAGCCCGGACGGAACATCGCAGAGTTCATCGGATCGGGAATGTTGGCAGCTCTTTCCTTCACAGGCCACATGCACAAGAAGGATCTGAATGGCTGAGTCAGCTTTATTCCACAATAACCGGATCATCGGTGTGGTCGAGACTCTCGAAGAGGGTACCATCTTGTCCGCCGGTGAAGATGTTCTTATTGTCCGGTTGCAAAACCAAGCCGGTCTTGTCAAAGAACTCATGAAGGAAGAACTCATTTCCTTCGAAATCGTCAATCTTCCAGCAGTAAGGTCTTAGTAAAAATGTCACAGGTACTCCGCAAGCGTCTCGAAAACCTCATGGTCGAGGACGCTCGTATCCTCTTCCGCAACTTCGCAGGTGAAGAGAGGCAGTTCAACCCCGCCGGTGAGCGTAACTTCACGCTCGTTATCGACAACAACATCGCTCCGATGATGGCTGAAGACGGCTGGAACATTAAGTACCTCAAGCCGAAGGAAGATGGGGATCAGCCCCAGGCAATCCTGAGGGTCAAGGTCAGCTACAAGCGCAAGCCGCCGACAATCGTTCTGATCACCGAGAAGGGTCATGGGGAGAAATCCCGTACGACTCTTCCCGAGGACATGATCGACATGTTGGACTACATCGATATCGCGAAGGTAGACCTCATCGTCAATCCGTCGTGGTACGACTTCAACGGCCGGCAGGGATACACCGCCTATCTCAAGTCCATTTACGTCACCATGCTTCAGGACGACTTGGAGAAGAAGTACGCGGATATTCCTGAGGTCAATGCCGCCGATGTTCAGAAGGAACTGTCGGATGGTTTCGATCCGGCGTACAACGAACCGCTCATCGACTTGGGCGAGTTCGACAACTAAATAACCACCGCTGGGGGCTGTCTTCGGATGGCCCCCAGTACCGTCCCTCATCTTTAGGAGAAAACGATGGCTCGTTACCGTCAGAAGCCAGAACATGTAGATGCACGACAATTTACCGGCGGCCGTGAGAACGCCGAAGAAGTACTCCTTTGGCTCAGGTCCAAAGGATGTGAGGCAAGCTGGGTAGACAACCAGACTGTGTTGGATATTCATCTGGTTGAACGTCTCCAGTTCAAAACTCCAGAATCCAAGAACATCATTCGTTCGGCATATCGCAAAGACTGGATTGTCCTTAAGGACTCCAATTGGCGAATCTTCTCAGAAAAGAGCTTCCGTGAGCGCTTCGAAAAAATCTAAGAAGTCCGGAAGCCCGGTTCCTAAGTCCAAGCGAGAGATATTGGCGAAGAAGGTATTCAACCGTCTCCAAGAGGGTGTTGCTCTAACCGCTGAGTTCCAAGCGCATATTACTCCAATGGGTGACTGTCTTATCACTCTCCAGCAATGGACGTATCTTCGGGGCAGTATAGTATCCGATATGGCCCTTCTAGCAGAGCTTGAGGGAAAGCCCTCGCCGCTAGACATCATTATCAAATCTGAGCAAGAAAGAGTGTTAATCGAACGATGATTAAACCTAAAGCAAAGAAGCGTCTTAAGCGCGATATCTTCACAATCCTCACCGTCCTCTTCGGCATGCTCTTCATTGCCGGATGCGGAGGAGGATGGACTGGGACTGGTGTCGTAGTCGACAAGAACATGCATGAAGCAGGATATCGTCCTGTGTCATGGTCCCAGAAGAACGAGTGGATGCCGGAATGCTTCGAACTGATCATTCGCGACAACGCCACCAAGAAACTTGAAAAGGGTTGTGTTAGCGAATACGTCTGGCAGAAAGCCGTCGTTGACCAGCCCATCACTATCTCGAAAGAGGATCTTTAAATGGTATTTGAATCAACCCAGGCTCTTACCTGGATCATGACCTTTGTGGGACTCGCAGGGTTCCTCTTTGTTGGCAAGAAGAAATGGTGGGCGTGGTACATCAACTTGGGCTGCCAGATTCTCTGGGCCGTGTATGCGTTTGTTACTGGGCAACCGGCGTTTCTTGTGTCTGTTGCGGTATTCTCCGTTATCTTCGGAATCAACGCTTACAAGTGGACACGAGAAGAACGTGCTTCGAGGAAGCTGCGGAACAATCTGAAGAATCTTCAGGTCGGTGAGACATTCGAACACAATAATGTCAAGTTCACTCGGAACGAAGATCCCATCGAAGAAGAATCCAACCTGGTCAAGCACGCTCGTCACGAACTCGAACTGATCGGTGAGGAGCCGGCAGTCATCGATTGGTTCGCCCGTGTGATCAAGGAATATGCCAGCTTCGGTCATTCGGGTGGATCCGCTTGGGCAACCATTTCGGTGTTGGAAGATCTTCTGCGCTTCCGTCCTCTGACCGAACTCACGGATGATCCTGAGGAGTGGGTACACCACGGTAGCCATATGTGGCCGCATGGTGACAACGGTGTTTGGCAGAACAAGCGGGACGGACGCTGTTTCTCGGAGGACGGCGGTAAGACCTACACGTGCGTCGATGACAGTAAGGACGGCGTCCAGAAGGTCTACACATCCATATCCAAGGAACAGTGGTTGGAAGACCATGCCCACGTTTCAACGAACTGAAACTGTTGACGCTCGCCAATTCACTGGTGGGCGTCAACAGGGTACCGACTTAGCATTTTGGGTCAATTCAAATGGTGGTAAAGCCTATTGGAGAGACGAACAAGATGTGCTCGGTAAGAAGCTTTCCGAACGAATCGCTCTTGAAACTAGATCTGGAAATGGATTTACATTCAATGAATATGCCGTAGTTTGGGTTGGTGACTGGATTATCCATCATCAAAACGGAACATGGGAAGCCGTTCGTCCCGAGCAACTACAAGAAGAATACAACGAGGTATAACTCTATATGGGTTCAGGTCTCAAACCCAGTTTTACACCAACATGCCCCAAATGCAGTTATGTGCTCAAGTACCATGTGCGTGATCCTGAAGTCCACCCTAGTGGTTGGGCTATGACCACTGAATCCTGGAATCATCTAAGAGAGGCGCATGTTGAAGTGCCCCAAATGCGGAAGACACCAGTCGTTATTCGCAATCACCGTAGACGAAGAGTTCTTCGACTTCCATCATCCCGACGGCGCACTCTCGTGTGAACCCGTCCCGATCATACTCCAAAGGAAATAAAGAGAGTGCTGAACAAAGATCACAAGGCTAAGCCTAATAAGCCCCACCGTCCTCGCGTGGAAGGGCTGTTCGCAGTACTTCGGATTCGGGAGCGAGAACTCCTGACTCTTCAAGGTCACTGTGTAAACACCAACTGCCGATTGCACAAGGATCATGCCGGTCCTTGTGACGAACGCAAACCCAAGGAGTAATCCTAATGGTTATTCATGAGACGCACGTCATGATCATCACCCCAATACGCACCGAAGAGTGTGCTGATTGCTGGGCCTGCACTTGTCATAGTCCCGATAATGTCTTTGAAGAACCATGCAAGAGAACGTTCAAAATTGATTAACAGCTGAGAGTAAGATCTGCGGGGGTTTTACTCTCAGCTGGCTTTTACAAAACTTTTAAAGGGGAATAGGTTTCGTTGGTCTCAGAGCAAGAAGAATGGGTAGTCGTCGCCGAGTACCCAAATTATGCGGTTAGCAACCACGGCCGCGTAATTAACACGCAGTACAACCGAGAGTTGACTCCCCGTCCAAACGACAAGGGATATCTCCGGGTTACACTATGCCATGAGGGTAAGTGTCGTGAATTCTACATTCACAAGCTTGTTGCGTTCTGTTTCTTCAATTTTCCGCTGGAAGATCAGGTTGTTCACTATGACGGTGACACCACCAATAACACGGTGAGCAACCTATATCTTCGCAAGCGCGTTCGCCAGGTCACCACGGCTCGTCCGTTGGAAGGCTCTGAGACCCAAGAATTCAATCGGCAATGGGGCAAGAAAGTACGGATCGTGGAGACTGGTGAGATCTTCCGGACCGTGCGGGATTGTGCCAGCTATATCAATGGGGACTACAGCAGCATATATGCTGTGCTCCGAGGCCACCGTGATTCGCATCGCGGCTTTACGTACGAGTACCACTAGTGTGCTCACATTGTGGGGGTAGTTTAATTCCCACTGTCATCAATAATTCTACTGGTGAGATGTATACCTCCTGTGAGCTATGTCATCGCCGAGTCAAGCTAACGAAAGAAGAGTCCGATGGAATTCATTACCATTGAGTGCAGTAACCTTCGTCCACACAAAGCTCACGAATGGCGGGAGGGATTCCTCTGGCACAGGAAACGCAAGTGTGGAGGTTATCCCGATACAACGAAAAAGGAATGGCTTCAAAAGAACCACCGACATTACATGGTGTACATGCCTGTTCATTCGGATCAGATAATTATGGTCTGGCGGTGTAGCGTTCCTGGATGCAGTGAAGCGCAAAGCAAATTTCGCAGTGCCTTCAGGTTTGAGACTTTGGGTGTGAACAAAGTTAAGCGACCCACCGTGATCTACAAGAAGCAGATGCTCTAATGGCTGAAACAGATCAGCTGCATCGTTTCTACAAGATTCGGTGCTGCGGCCAGAAAGTCCCACACAAACCCCACGTCTTCTACAAAGACCCTGGAGTGTACATGGGCAGCACTGTCTACAAATGCACAGGATGGCAGTGCGTACCAACACATATACATGAAGAGGTGAATGAGCATGGCGGGAGTGGAGCTATGGGAGCACCAACTAAAAGCATTGGAGAAGATGAAGAATGGGTGCATCCTTAACGGAGGCGTTGGAACTGGTAAGTCGATCACTGCGGCAGCTTACTTCTATACTAAGGTGTGTGACGGAGATCTTAGAATCAATTCTTTCGGCGGCCTTGGAGGCATGTCGAATCCTAAAGACGTGTATGTCATCACAACTGCACGGAAACGAAATTCACTTGACTGGGAGAAGGAATTTGCGTCCTTCGGCATATCTACGAACCGTGAAACGTCAGTCTATGGGATTCAACTCACGGTGGATTCGTTCAACAACATTGAGAAGTATCAGGATGTAAAAGATGCCTTCTTCATTTTCGACGAACAACGGTTGGTCGGTGCCGGAGCCTGGGTCAAAGCTTTCATTAAGATTGCAAAAGCTAATGAGTGGATCATGCTCTCCGCCACGCCAGGTGACAACTGGATGGACTACGCTCCTATATTCATTGCTAATGGATTCTTTAAGAACCGAACTGAGTTCGTACGGGAGCATGTGGTCTTCAAAAGGTTCGTCAAGTTCCCCGCTATTGATCGATACGTTGACGAAGGTAAGCTTGATCGCTTCCGTCGATCCATCCTTATCGACATGCCTATGCCACGACACACCACTCGACATATACAAAACGTCATGGTTGAGAACAATAAGGAACTCTTCGAGAAGGTCTGGAAAGGCCGCTGGAATATCTATGAGGATCGCCCTATCCGAGACATCGCTGAACTCTTCAGAGTTATGCGGAAACTCGTCAACACGCACCCGTCTAGAATATCAGCTCTCGCGAGACTACATCAGAAACACCCAAAACTCATTGTCTTCTATAATTTCGACTACGAACTACACCTCCTAAGGGAGCATGCCGAAAAGGCTGGGGTTGTTTATCATGAGTGGAATGGACATAAGCACCAAGAAGTGCCAACGGGAGACAACTGGCTGTATTTCGTTCAGTACACAGCTGGAGCCGAAGCTTGGAATTGTGTCACCACCGATGCGATGGTTCTGTTCAGTCTTAACTACAGCTACAAAGTGAACGATCAGGTGTTGGGACGAATTGATCGTGCTAACACCCCGTTTATCGATCTGTACTACTACAAGTTCAGGTCAAATTCAGTGATCGATAATGCGATCATGAGGTCCCTTGCGACTAAGAAGTCGTTTAACGAAAAGGAGTTTCTGAACAATGGAAAATGAAGACGAACATCGTCCTCTAAACGAGGATGAGCTCAAACTCTTCAGAGCATTGTCTGATGAATTGATCGAACGTTCCATCAATATCACACCTGGGTCATGTATGTACTTCGCTGGCATGCTGGTTCGACGAATCGTAAAAGAAGGATGGTCTCCGGCATATCCTGACCCCACATCGGAGCAGGAGGTTGAATTCCTTGATCGAATCGTCAGCGGTCTTCCAGCAAGACCTGTTGGTTTCAAACCAGAGCAGTGGCCGGATGACGTTAGACTCTTTGATGTCAACTCGCTGTATCCGACAGAGTATTTCGGAACGCATGGGGTTGCCGTTCCTCCAGCAACTGTCGAACACATGGACACTCTGGATGAGAAATACCTTCAACCGCCCATCGTCTCTTACAAACATCAAATCAACGAATGTGGTCTGCAATTTCTTGTAGAGGATTGTCATCTCTATAAGCCCTGGTTGCTAGAAACATTCGAAGTTCTTCCTGTAACACCCAAAGAAAAGGAATAGAAATGACAGAGTCCCTGTATACACCAGGAGAAGCCATGAACATGGTAAAGATCATGTGTGAGCGCGTCAACCTTTCACAGAGGGCCGGCAGCTACATCCTGTCAATGGCTCGTCTCTATCGGTCCCTCCCTGGAGGTCTGATCAATATGGTCGAGGTAGCTCAGGCCATTAAGTACGTCTCCGAAAATCAAGAGCATCTCAAGCCGCAGTTCCGGATGAATCCTCCTCGCACATCCGTACACTTGCCTAATGACGAACCCGGTAAATTTACATTTCTCAAGTAAGGTCTCAGAAACATGTCGGTATGGAGAACCCTGCCAGAATTTCCTGACTACGAGATCACCTCTGATGGTGATGTTCGTAACCGGGATACGTGGTACGTACTAAAAGAAGTTCAGAACAAGAACACCGGGGCTTGGTCCTACAGTCTTCGTAGACCTGACGGACGCTCCACACAGCGCAACTTCTGGAGTTTGATCTACAGCGCCTGGCCGGAATTGAAGCCTGCTGACGATGCACCCAAAGACGTAAGACGCTCACCAGCTCGGCAATATGCTGAAAGAGGTCGGTGGAAGGCTATTCCAGGTTTCCCCAACTACGAAGCACATCCCGAAGGTCTGGTCCGATACATCAAGACCCGTAAACCTCGAAAGATGAAATACGAAAAGCGTGGCGAGAAGTACTTCCGACTCTTCAATGAGTACGGCGATTACAGCGACGTCAAGCTGTCGGTCATATTGGACCGAACCTTCGAACAGAAAGTAGAAGTATGAAAGGCGAGTGGCGGGTCATCCCGAACTATCCGCTCTATGAGATCACTCGGGGTGGTAGGGTCAAGCAGCTGCTGGACGGACGAGAAATAAAGCCGGCACGTAGTAACGGCACTGGCATTCGGTACCATTTGGAATCCGAGAGTGGCCGAATCGTGTCAGTAACAAGAACTATGCTCGTTCAGTGGGCATTTCCAGAGGAGAAGTAATGCGTTTCAATTTCTACAAAGTAATCAAGTACGTCTGGGTGTTAGCATTCGTAATCACAATGTTCTCATTCATGTTGTCCTGGGAACCCAACCATCTTCTGCGTGGAGGGTTCTCAGTAGTAATGATCGTCATCTTTGCTGTTGCGGATGCGTACTACGAAGATGATAAGGCGTTGACCAAATGATCAGTGATACCCTGCATATTATCTTCGGCAATGCAAGCCACTCAAAGAAGTACAGCCAGACAGCAGCGATCAATCCTCGCTACGTTGTCCTGGCGACTCAACCAGAACTCATCTTGTCAAAGATGGCTCTGGACATTCACAAGATCGTGGTCGTCCGATATCCGGAAGAGATCTGGAAGCCGACTACCTTCCCCTGTGAGAAGCGCTGTAATGAGACAGAGCGCATGATCAAGGGCTACCGGAACCTCGGCGTCACCGTGGTCGAGGAGAAGAAGTGATCATAACACACTTCCAGAACCTTCGTGATTTTCGAAGAAGTTCGGCGGTTGTAGATATGCCGCATCCAGTTCGTGTAGGTGAAGATGTTGAGATCAATGGTGAATGCATGACCGTTGTTTCCACATCGTGGGTTATTGAATCTGGTAGCCCCACCATACTTGTAGCGAGAATGCGATGAACCGCTGTCCAAAGTGTGGCGGTTATTTCGGAGTACACCGTAATTGGTGTCCAGTATTTACGGAGAAGAAATGAGTACCGAATTAATCCCTATTGTAGGGATGCATCAACCAAAACCTTTATGGCAAGGTAAGATTGATATTCACCAGTGGCAGCAGGACGCTCTTGTGGATGTTCTCAAGCGCAACATCACAACACTGGAGGAATGGCAGAATCTGTGGGCCTTCATCCGAACTCATTTCCAAGTCATCCCGCTTGAGAAGAAGGGCGAGGATATTAAGGATGTCTACGTCTTCTTCGGTTACAAGAAAGACGCTGCCAAGTATCGTGCCCAACATGATATCGATCCTCGTGACATGGTGGTCGCTCGTAACCATGAGATGTTGGAAGGACGTCGAGCAAGGCCTATCCGTCTTAATGAAGACAGTGAGTGGTACTGGTTGAACTGGGATCACATGCACTCATACGAGGCTCGGTATCGGATGAACGAGATGGAAAGCCATTATGGGACTGCCGATGCTTCCTGAAGCTAAGGTCACCATCCTAGTAGAGACTTTCAGCGGTGTCGACGTTATTCAGGTGCCTCTAGCCGTTAATCCAGAGATTGCTATGTCGCCGACCTTTGATTCTGGAGGGCATCTGTCTAGCGAACACAGTATTGGTTTCGGATGTTATGCGCTGTACGACATTGATCAGAACATCATAGCACAAAAAGAAACAAAGCCGGGAGTCACGATGGATTTGGTGATTCTCGACATGGCCAGGAAAATACTGAGAAAGCGACAAGAACAATGATCTGTCAGAACTGCAATGAAGAAATACATCATCATCCAACATTTGGATGGTACCACGGAGATATCAACGGTGGCTGGAATACCGGTTGCCGAGATGGGGAGTCAGCTAGTAGAGCCGAACCAATCCTTGATCTTCCAGAAAACATCGAGATAGGCGGGATGCACGACTGATGGCTAAGAAAGCATGATGGACGTAGTAAATATCTGTAAGTGGTGTGGACATACAGAAGGTGTTCACGGTCCAGGTTGTGACATATGTAATTGTTACGAGTTTGAGAAAGAAGACGTTTAAGTGAATTCGGAACTAATCAGTCAGTTGATCAATGGTGGGATGCACGACTGATGGGTAAGAGCTCTCCAACGAAACTACAGCTCAAACATATCCCGAATCATAAACTGCTCGCTATCATGCATCAGTTCCAGGAACATAGCCGCAATGACACTGTACATTTTTCAGTGTTAAAGCTCTGGCTCTGTCCGCCTATACCAGAGAAGCTTTTGTTGCGAAAGCTGCAAACGCTCGAAGACAAGCGGTGGATTGAAAGCTATGGTCCAGCCGGTCGTCTATACAGAGCGGTGATTAGATGACGACATGCATGTATTGTGGAAGAGAGATTCGGTACCGGTATCCATATGGTTGGTATCACTGGTCTGGTAAATCCTTTTGGATTGAATCATACTGTGATGGTGGTAAATCAAACACGCTTGCTGAACCCGAAATTCCGAACAGCATCGTGTTGGGTGGGGATCATGACTAAACTGTGGTCATGGTTTGTGCAGTACCGTAAGAAGCGTCAAGAGTGGCGCAACGATCCCAATAATTGGAGTGTTTAGTGAATTCGGAACTAATCAGTCAGCTGATCAATGGTGGTACCGCGTGTGTAGTTAGCTGGGCGCTCGTCACAGTTTTCTACATATACGTCCAGTCGCAGGGGAAACCCGACAAACGGTCGGTAGATCCGTTGGCATTCGAGCCGAGGTTTGGTAGTCCGGTCAGCAACTGGTATCGCACTTGGGCTTGGAAACCTGTACATACGGTCGACCGCGGGTATATCTGGTTGCGGCCGTACTGGCGTCGGAACATCCAAAGGCACGCATTTCTTGACGGTGGACCTCAGTTCTGGTGGCAGAATACGGTGGAGTTGAAGTACATCGACGCGTAGGTCGTGGCCACTTTTGGCCAGTCTGCCCACTTATTGAAAAAAGTTGTGGGCGTTTGTGCCCAAGTTTCGTGTGATGTGGCCAAAAAAAGTGGGCAAAATGGCCAAAAGTGAAATCAAAAGTGGGCAGAGATTTGTGGTGAAAACACCCTAAAATGGTCCAAAAAGGCCTGTTTTGGGGTGTTTTCGCGCCCACAAATAGCGTTTGTGACCAAGTATGGCCAAAAACCCACTTTTTCTCTTATAAACTTTTCTGAGAAAAAAAAGGGGTATTATAGAAAGTTTGTGTTTTGTCCCAAAAAAGTGGGCAAGTGGGCAGACCCAGATACTTGGACATTGCCCACGCATTAAAAACATGGGTTATGATGATAGGAATAGAATGTCGCTAGCTATTGGAGCACGCTCGATTCACTATCCTTTTATTTTTTGAGGTCACATGCCACCAAGTAAAAAGAAGAAGTTGGAGAGCGACTTCAAGGGGGACACGTTAAAGGAGATTCGAGAACTCTTACCGGGTTGCGAGATCCTCCACAATGACGCGAACTATATTCAGGGGATCCCTGATACGCTCATCCTTTATAGGTCCCGTTATGCGATGCTCGAATGGAAGCGTCACAGTACGGCGGCGAAGCAAGTCAACCAAGACTACTACGTCGACAAATTCAATGACTGGTCCTATGCGTCCTTTATCGAACCTGAGAATAAAGAGGCAGTACTAAATGAACTTCAATCAGCACTTGGAGCTCCAAGGGCATCACGCGCTCCTAAGCGCTAGCACCTACAGCTGGACCAACTACGATCTCGACAAGCTTGAAGTTTGGTTTGCTCGACAGCTGGCTAAGCAGCAGGGCACGGCACTTCATGATCTTGCTGCTACCCTGATCAAATTTGGTCAGCGCCTTCCGGAGAGTAACAAGACTCTCAACATGTATGTCAATGATGCGATTGCTTACCGCATGACTCCCGAACAGGTTCTCGCATATTCACGCAACTGCTTCGGCACTGCTGATGCCATTTCCTTTCGTGATAACTTCTTGCGGATCCATGATCTCAAGACTGGTGTCACCAAGGCTTCTATGCGACAGCTGGAAGTCTATGCTGCTTTGACATGTCTGGAATATGACCTCAAGCCTGGTGAGATCCAGATGGAGCTTCGTCTGTACATCAACGACGAAGTACTAGTTCATGAACCGGACGTGATGGTCATCGCTCAGATCATGAGTACAATCACCACGTTCGATCGACGCATTGAGGAAATGAGGGAGGAGGCCGCAGCATGACCACACAATCAGATGAACTCTTCCACTACGGTACTCTTCGCAAGTCGGGCCGATTCCCTTGGGGTAGTGGTGAGAACCCTGGACAACGTAACCGCGAGTTCCAGCAATATGTAGACGACCTTCGTAAGTCTGGCATGACTGATTCCGAGATCGCTAAGGGTCTCGATATTACTCGTGTTCAGCTTCAGGCCAACCTGGCGCTTATCAAGCACCAGCAGAAGCAGGATGAGATCAACCGAGCCAAAGAGCTCAAAGATCAAGGTTTGTCTAACGTAGCTATCGGTCTTGAGATGGACAAAAACGAATCTTCCGTTCGTGCTCTCCTTGCTGAGGGTGCTGAAGAGAAGAATAACCAACTCAAGGTCACTGCCGATATGCTTCGTGAACAGGTTGACAAAAAGGGAATGGTGGACGTCGGCACAGGTGCCCACTACTTCATTCCTGGTGTTAGCCCTGATAAGTTCAATCAGGCAGTAGCAATGCTGCGTGAGGAAGACTACAATCTGTACAACTTCCAGATTGATCAGGCTACCACTGGCAAGAAGACGAACATGAAAGTCCTGGCTAAACCGGACATCGAATATAAAGCGGTGTACCAGGAGCTGGACAAGATCCACCAGATCAAAGACTTCACGGATACCGACGGTAGCTCGTTCGCAACTATCCAAAAGCCATTGACCGTCGACCTCAAAAGGGTTGGTGTTCGATACGCTGAAGATGGTGGCGCCACTATGGATGGTGTTATTCATGTTCGTCGAGGTGTCGATGACATATCTCTCGGTAATTCCAAATACGCACAGGTTCGTATTGCTGTAGGTGAAGGTAAAGAAGGCACCCACTACCTCAAAGGTATGGCTGTCTACGATGACAACCTTCCCAAAGGCGTCGACCTCATGTTCAACACGAACAAGTCGAATACCGGAAATAAGCTTGACGCCATGAAGCCTCTTAAGGAGGACAAGAAAACCGGAAAGGTGGATGAAACCAACCCATTCGGTGCTATTGTTCGTCAACAGTTCAAGAAGGATGACCATGGTAACTTCCTTCTCGACTCTGATGGAAAGAAGCAGCTCTCCTCGGCGATGAATATCGTCAATGAGGAAGGTAGCTGGGATAAATGGGGTAAGAACCTCGCTTCACAGATGGTCTCAAAACAATCTGTAAGTCTCGCCCAGCGCCAGCTCGATTTGAAGCACAAAGCAATGCTCGATGATTATGATGAGATCATGTCTCTGACTAACCCGACCATCAAGAAGAAACTTCTGCAATCCTTCGCGGATAACGCAGACTCTTCAGCGGTGCACTTGAAAGCTGCTGCTATGCCTCGTCAGAGGACTCAGGTTATTCTTCCGAGTAACTCCATGAAGGACAACGAAATCTATGCGCCCAACTTCAGAAATGGAGAAAAGGTTGTACTGGTTCGGTACCCTCATGGTGGAACGTTCGAGATTCCTGAGCTCACTGTAAATAACAGCCGAGCTAATAAGTTCATTGATGCTGTTCGTGGGGCCAAAGATGCGGTAGTCATCAACTCTAAGGTTGCGGAACGTCTGTCTGGGGCAGACTTCGATGGGGACACCGTCCTCGTTATTCCGAACAATGACAGGTCTATCAAGACTAAGCCGCCTCTGAAAGCTCTTGAAGGGTTCGATGCCAAGGCGCAGTATTCCATGCCGGATGATGCTATTGGTATCAAGCATTCGAAGAACCCTAATGGCCTAACCGGTCGTTTGATGGGTGACATTTCAAACCTCGTCACGGACATGACTATTCTGGGTGCCTCTGATCATGAGCTTGCTCGTGCAGTTAAACACTCGATGGTCGTGATTGATGCGCAGAAGCACCACTTGAACTACAAGCAGTCGGCGAAAGACAACCAGATCGCCGCACTCAAGATCAAGTACCAGGGCCGCGCAGATGGTGGTGCGTCAACACTCATCTCACGATCTACTTCTTCCCAGCATGTGGAGAAGAGGACACTTCGTAAGGCTAAAGATGGTGGGCCTATCGATCCTGAGACTGGTAAGAAAGTCTATACCAAGACAGGTGAAGGTTACACCAATGCCAAGGGTGTATGGATTCCTCGTAAAGAAGAGTCTACTAAGATGGCAGAGGTGGATGATGCAAGGGATCTGATTCCTAAGGATCGTCCTATTAGCATGACTGAGATGGAGCGTGTCTATGCAGAACATGCTAACCGTCTTAAGGCCCTTGCTAATACGGCTAGGAAAGAGGAGTATTATACCCCCCCTTCTCCTTGGTCGAACTCTGCTAAGAAGGCCTATGCAAAAGAAGTGGCCTCCCTCAATGACAAACTAGAGACCGCCCTCCGAAACGCCCCCCTTGAACGCCAGGCCCAGGTCTTTGCCAACGTCCGTATCAAAGCGACAACACAAGCAGAGCCTGACATGGACAAGAAGGAACTCAAGAAGCTTAAGACATTGGCTCTTGAGGAAGCCCGTAATAGGGTGGGTGCTAAGAAGAAGCGTATCGAAGTAACACCTATGGAATGGGATGCTATCCAAGCAGGTGCTGTTAGTCCTAGTAGGTTGAAAGACATACTGGACAACATGCGTGATGAAGACATCAAAGCATTGGCCACACCACGTGTACAATCAGCTATGAGTCCAGTCAAGAAGGCTAGAGCAGAAGCTATGCTCAAAGCTAACTACACCGCTGCTGAAGTAGCAGACGCCCTAGGTATCTCTGTGTCCACACTCAACAACTCATTGAAGAAGGATGGTGAATGATAGTGGCTAATGATGTAGCAGTAATGATCACAACTACTGACAATCCCAACAATCCTTTCATTGAGTTCGATGAGTGGCGCAGGTGGGATGAAGCCGCCGGCTATTACACACTGGCCTACCTAGCACGTGTCACTCGTTCGTCTGATGAACTTTCTTTGTCAGATCAGGAGCTCGCGATCGAGGATGCAATTAATGAAATCATGGAACATAACATAACCGGTATGTATTCTATTGTCACTCAGTCTGTGGAACAAAATTCCAAAGTCGATTGACAAAAAATTTCATTGACGGGGGGAGGGGTCTCGCGAAAAGGCCCCCCTCCCTGCATCGCCGGCCT